AATTCATAGGATTATAAAAAGGGCTAAGGCTTATATGTATGATAACTATCAGTATGCAGCTGAGGAGAGGGTTTTTATACTTGCTAATAATCTTTTTGGCCACGAGGAGTTTAGAAGAACTAGACAAATAAAACTTCCTGAGAAAATCGTAAGTGTATATGACGTAAGAGAAGTTAACGGAATGGGTATAGCTGGTACCCCGGATAGAGATTTTGGAGACTCCAAGCTTTTGGGGTCTGAATTGCTACTTTCGCCATTTACTGGAGATAACCTCGTTTATAGGACAGTAATGTATTCTTATTTTGACCTTGCACAAGCATACCTCCTCTCTACTTTTGCTTTTAAGTTTAATAAGAACAATAAAAAACTAACCATACTTGGTAGGGATCCTAACAGATCCGGATCTGGTGGAGTTGGGACTGGCTATAACCAGAATGGTATGGATGTAGCTGTTAGGTGTTTTATTGCAATCGATGACTACGAGCTTTATGACGACGAGCTTTTTGTTAGATATTGCTTAGCTAAGGCCAAAATTTCTCTTTCCCGAGTGCTAAGTGCATTTGACTACAATCTCCCTGGTGGAGTGAGAGTTAACACTTCTGAGCTAAGATCTGATGGTGAAAAAGAACTCCAAGAAGTCATGGATATGATAAACGGAGAGAACACTCCTTCCTATTTCTTACAGTGGAACTAATCTTGATATATATGGGGAATTAAAATTTCCCATGGTAGAGATTTATAACAGAGACCCATCAGACCCTAATTACAAACAAAACATTGTTGAGATAACTCAGCCTGTTGAGATTTGCATTGGACAGCTAAAAATGCTTTTGCTGACCAATAAAGGGGAAGTTTTGGGAGATCCAAAATTTGGTCTTAATCTGGAAGATCTTGTTTTTAGCTTAGATCTTTCAGAAAAAACTCTTAGAGACGAGATTCATAAGGGTTTAACCTATTACGTTCCTCTTTTTGCACAATTGGGTGGATATTTTGATTTAAAGTTTTATCAGGGAACTCAGAGAGATATTTGCTTGCTAGATTTTTATATACCTAGCTCGGGAGATCAGAGTCCCTTAATATCATTGAAAGTAAGTTAACAAGATGGCCAATAACATTTTTAGAAAAAATAACATCCTTATTAAAGGTCTTCTAGGAGATTCTTTTGAATTCTTGCAAAGAACGTATAACCAATCGAGGAATGTTTTTACAGTTGCTTCTGCCTGGGGACAAATACTTTTTGTACTTGAAAATTTATCCCAGCTTATACTTTACTTTATAGAGGATTCTATTACTGAATTAAATATCCAAGAGGCAACCCGTAATTACTCTGTTAAAAGTTTGGCTAGAATAGCGGGATATGATCCGGTAAGGGGAATGTCTGCTCAGGGTGAGGTATCAGTAGCTTGGAATTTAAAAGAAGACGATGCTGGAGGTGGAGCAGTTATACTCAGCAATAATCCAAAGTTACAGAACATACAAAATGGGTTGCCATACACTCTTATACTTAATTCACCGTCGATTAAGGTTCCTCTTTCTAGAGGAAGAGCTTTTAATTTCAAGATCGTGCAAGGTGCTTTTGCTTCTTCCACATTTACAGGAACAGGATTAGCACTACAAAGTTTTAATCTACCATCCAAAGCAGGTGCTTATATTGACCAGTTTTATGTAAATGTTTTTGTAAACGGAAATCCGTGGAAAAAATACGAATCTCTTTATGATATACCATTTGAGGGTGAAGGTTATTTAGTTAAAAGTGGGATCTCGGAGGGAATAGACATATACTTTGGTAATTCCAATTTTGGTAAAATCCCTCAAGCCGGTAGTATAATCACCGTTGAGTATTTGCAGACATCTGGATTTAGTGGGAATTTACAATCTAACTCAGATGTTACCCTGACTTATAGATTCTTGGACAGCGGGACTGATCTTTTTGGTAATGATGTAAATTTGAATAACTATATTGTAGTAACTGGATTATTGGATCCTAGCTTTGGTGCAGATCCAGAGCCTATTGAATTAACGAGAATAGTAGCTCCCAAAACAAGTAGATCCTTTGTCTTTGCAAATGCTGAAAATTACGAGATATACCTGCAAAAATTAAATATATTTTCGCAAATACAGGCTTTCTCTACTTTCGATGACGAATATTTAGATGATGACAATGTCGTTTACCTTTTCTTAGTCCCGGATGTTACTATATCGATGACTTCTAACCAGGATTATTTTGACATCCCACAAAGTCAGTTTTTGCTTACTTTATCACAGAAACTTTCTCTACTTAATCTAATCGAGGATTCTGGTAGGATGATCGCCACTACTGTTGTTAAAATACTAGATGCTGAGATTAAGAGATTTATTGGAAATGTTTCTATGTCCATATTTGAAGGATATGATCCGGAGGTTTTAAAGGATAAAGTCAGAGAAAGAATTTCAGAATATATGCTCAACCTTAAAAGAAGGGACAGAATACCTAAGTCTGATATAATTGCGTTAATCGAGGGAATAGACGGGGTTGATTCAGTTTCTTTCTATTTTACAGGGGAAGAAAATGAAAGATATCACGAAACCGTTAATAATTTATCCAATGCATCTCCAGCACAGCTAAACCGACAGGTAGGATTTGATGAATATGGAGATATCATTATAGGAAGGGGAGAACTTATATTGCTACGAGGTGGATGGAGTGATAGATATGGAATTACCTACGAGGAAGGAATTGTTACTGGGAAGGCTTCTGCTTTGAACATTTCGGTTACCGGGGTCAATCCTAGAAATTTCTTGGGTGAACTTAATGCTCAGGCTAAGGCAAGAATAATGGAACAAAACAGATAACATGCAGAAGAGAAATTACAGTCCATTTTTACCACCTGTTGAACAAACCTATACAGTAAAGGGATTAAAGTTTAAAACATTCACTACTGATTTTGAAACCTCTGACGATCTTTATAAAAATATAAATGATGCAGAAGAAAGATCCTATAATATTGGGTGTTCTGGCTACAGAAAGGTAATTACAGATGCTTTGGGTAATCAACTTTACGCACCCTGCTCTAGTCTAGATACATATGTAGCGATTACTAAAGATATTAAACCGAAGTCTATGGAGAGGAGATATTATCAGTTTGATCCAACAGATAATATTTATGATATTAGGAATTCTATTAACGATAATGTTAAGGAGGGATTTGACTATAAAAACCAAATTTTTGAAAAAACTCTTTCAAATGTTATGTTTAGAGATCCTCAGAAAATAGCAATTCTTAATAACATGCAAAGGGTAGTATTTGCCCTAATTGAATCGGTTAAGCAGATCAGAAATTTCTTTAATTATACGGTTCCATTTAATAACAAAAGGGTATTTTAAAAAATGGCTGATAGGCATTTAAAATTTTATAATAAGCAGGGTAACCCACTAAACTTTGAATATGTTGGGGCAACTGCTGGTGTGCCTCTTACATACACTTTCAATTACGAGACTCTATCTTCTAATACTACACCAGGTGCTGGTAGAATCTCTTTGATTTCTCTCTCTAGTAATGTCATCTATTTGAACGTATTAGACCTTAATGGATTTAATATAAGTCAGTGGGCAAATGAGGTAAACAATAAGATTCAAAGAGGAGGAAAGATAACACTGAAGCTTAGTATACAGCCAGCTAATCTTATACAGGCTGTTGTATCATCAACTTCTATATCTTCTGGGATTGTAACAGTAAATATTAGTGGATATACTGGACCTACAGCAATATCCAACGGAAACATTTCCTATTGTGAAACCATTTCTCAGGATCTACCGGGCGGCTATTTTAAGGGGAGTATTTTCTTTGAACCTGTTTCTGCTGGATTGTACGAGAATGAACAAATATTCGTTTTACAGGAGTTTAGAGATTCCTCTACCAATCAAGCATTTATTGGATTTCCACACACTGGAGCAACTGGGTCTACCGGATCTCCTCTATGGAGGTCTAGATGGGAAACCGACTCTTACGGAGATGTTGATGTTTCAAACGTAATATTCACTTATAAGATAACCGAGAATGACCCAGAGTTAAATGGGGACCCAACTATAACTAACTATCAAAATATAGTTTTCCCTGTTATAAACTACCCTAGTGATTCCTATTCGAATGGATATGTTTCGACTCCAGAGGCTTCTACACCCTCCAAGGCTTTGCAGATTGATGTTGCAGTTAATGCTCCTGAACAGGGTGCTGAGGTTTATGAAAGAAAACTTATTATTGAGGATATTACCTCTGGTACTCCATCTAAAGTTGCTGAGATAGATTTCTATACTCAAATCGTTGGATCTGACGAGAGGCTTGATGTTCTAACTAGGAATTTGGGGAGAGCTTTTGTTAATTCAGATTCTCAGATTCTAAGAAACCATGATCCTAGTGAGCCACTCCCAGATTATATAGAAATTAACGAGAAGAGAAAGGAACTTATGGTAGCGGGAGAAGAAATATTCCCCTACATAGGAAGTTATAAGGGTCTAATTGGGGCTTTGAAGTTCTTTGGGTATCAGGACTTAAGAATAAAGGAATATTGGCTGAATTTAAATTACCAAAGGGTTAATCTAACACCATTACAGGAAAATCAACTATTCCTCGACAAGTATAATAACACAAAAACTCCAAATCAGACAGTTCTTATAGAGGATGTACTGGATAATGAAAATACCGGAAAATATAGACTAGAACAAACATACGGTCCTAATTCTTCTGGTGAATATGTGTTAGACGTCTCTTCCGAGAATACTCTTGTTCCTTCTCGTACATACAAGAAGACATCACTTTTCGGACTTTATTATGATATTAACACAACTTCTTCTGAGGTTGATCCTTATGGTTATCCAGAAACACCCGAAGCATTTGCTTTCACCCAGGAGGATATTCTTGTTAAGCTTTTTGCACTAAAGCAGAGACTAAAGGAAAGCTACCTTCCTCTAAATGCAAGGATTGTAGATATAACCGGTGAGGGCGTTTATTACAATATTTATAATACAAAAGCTTGGACAGACACTCTAGAGAGGGATGAGATAGATTCCGGTAATAATATAGACTTTATTTCAAACCCGGATTTTGGATTCCTGGAGGATCTTAGAGCATTTGGGATAAGAACAGACCAATTCTCTATACAAGCTCCGATGAACTACAATAATGTAGTTGATGTTGGTGTTGAATCAATCGGCCCTTCCGGGGATGCTTTTAGATTTTCTACAAGTACATCCTTAAACCCTTCAATTTCTATACAGAGAGGGAAAAAGTATAATTTTGAACTAAATACTGCAAATTATGATTATGATCTATACTTTACAACAGACCCAGGACTATCCCAGATAGATCCGGTTGGGGTTACCAATAATGGAGCAACCGGGGGTACTGTAGTATTTGATGTAGATCCACAGGCCACTGGACCTTATTATTATTACTCCACTGTCAATTCTTCGAAGATGAGTGGAATTGTAAATGTTATAAGTTCTCCCGTTTCGGATTTAGGTAATTTAGTGGAACCTTTGCACAATCAGCAAAGGTACACAGCAGCAGAAAACCTGAGCATAATAGAATCTATTGGTAATTTCTACGATCTTAAAATGAATGGAAATATCAAGGACCTTGGTGAAAATTTAAACACCAATTCTTACTTAACTGCTGAAAATTGCAACGTTCCTGTAGGAATGCCGGTAGTCATGGAATTGCAGCTGGATACTTGGGATTGGGATGAAATGAGTATGTCTTGGGATTCATTAACTCTCCCTACTTTCACGAATCAAAATGGTGCTTTAACTTGGAGAACCATAGACTTTTCAGCCTATAATGAAATTGAGTGGGTTATCAACAAGTCCCAAAATCAAGTTGGATCTGGATATAATTTTTCACACAGGGGTTATGCTATAGATTTTTATAAATTGGCACATTTCCTTCCGTATACCGGAGAATATGATGTTACCTGTTATTTATATGATTCTTTTAACTTTAAGAATAGAAAGATTGTAAAATCATCTGTTACAGTTTCTCCTAAGTCGATCCAGATTGACGGGTGGACAAGGTACAGAGAAAATGAAAAATATACATGGGATTTAACAATAAGAGATTGGGACAGTTATGACTCGATTTGGCAATATCCTGCTGAGGGAAAAACACAGGATGAACTCAAGAAGGAAATACCAGAGCAGCTGCTGGACTTTGCTATCTATGGAAATAATTCTATAGATGGACAAATTTTTAAGGTTGGTAAGAATGTCGAATCCGTTGGAGCCTCTGGGTACATCCAAATAAACCAGGATATTCTGGATATCTCCAAGATATACTCGCTTTTAATTTCCGGTAGTCAATATGGGTTTGCTAACGTGTTTACGACACAACCTCACAATTTTGACGATGGTGCAGACGTTTTCATTACTGGGAGTATAGATGATTTAAACAAGTCTTGGAAAATATCGATCCCACCTGGATCCACTGGGTATTCTTTCCAGATTCCATATATTCTTGGTAATCAGGCTGGTGTTGGTGCTACCTCCGGGCCATCTTCAATTGCGGGAGGTACTGGATATTATGTTTTAAACTCTTCATATCCAAGCCAGAAAGTTACTGGAGGAGGATCTATAAGCGTTCTTATTAATGATAGGGTCATAGGCTCTACTGCATCTGGATCGAATCTCCAGGCTAGTGCTAATTCTATTATTAAAGAGATAAATGCAGTCCAGACACAGCCTGACTATTTTGCACAGACTTTTGCACCAACCGAAATTCCGGTATCTATAAATATAGTTGCTGATGCAGATAGTGGAAACATAGGAAACGGTGATAAGTTAACTGTTCAATTGAGCGGATCCCTAAATTTAGTTTCTGCTGATTCTTCGTTATCTGGCGGGGTTACTGGGGGATTTAGGTATGTTGATTGGGATGCTTCCTCAGGTACTAACCCGGTTGAAGGTCTTAAATATTTTGGAACCAAAAATCTAAAATGGAAATCATTTACAGATTCTTCTTGGGACAATGCCTATGCTCATTCTTGGGATGATTTTGAATATGAAAATGGATGGCTTGGAGGTTATGAGATCCACAGTGCTAAGGTTGGTGACAACGTTAAGATAAGCACTGGAAGCGAGACATTCCCATTCCCAGTCGGAGTAACTTTTGGTGGAACCGGAGCGTCCGCTTATTTGACCTTAGGATCTGCAGCGAGCCAATTGAATGCCTCTACAGATCCTAACATTACTAATTTTTATTATCGGGTAATTCCTGAAAATGCTACTGCTACATTAACTACAAATGGTCCAGCATCGGTTTCAATATTCCCGTTTGCTGCTACTGGAGGAACTGGTTCTACTCCTGCAACTGTTCCTGGAGCACCTCCTCCATTAGTAGTTTCTTTTACTGTAGCAACAGGACCTTAAAACAATATAGAAAATGGCTTCAATTATACAAATATACGAAACACAGTCAGTCATCTATACTGATACGACCTCTGGAGGGCTTGAACCTTATTCTAGAGATTGGAATTTCAGTGGAGGTAATATTTCCTCCGCAACAGGACCCACTGCTCAGGTTAGGTATGACAATCCCGGCACATATACAGCTACTTTAACTGTAACTGATTTTAATAATGTTACCGCTTCGAATACTGCTACTAATGGGATAGAGGTTCTTAGTGCTTCTGTTGATGCTCAATATTCTTTATCTACATCTTCCATATTGATGGGACAAGTAATGAGTGCTAGTAATACATCGATAGGATTACCGGAAAATCCCACCTCATATCAATGGCAAATTGGAGGCTCGAATTATGCAACGACAACAAATATAACAGTTAGTTACTATGACTGGAAAATAGTACCTGGTGCAAACATATCTGCAAATCCTGGAGATATCGTGTCTGTTGCTATAAGTTTAGAGGCCACAAGCTCTTATGCTTCTGATACAGAAACTAAATCTTTTAATGTTAGCAAAATAGGTATAGATGAGGTTGATATTATAAATAGGGAAAATGCTGGACTTCCGTATTCAGGAGAGATTGACATAAGCAACACCTCGATTAGATCTGGTTTATATGGATATCCTACTAACTCTTATATTTATAAATTGGATTATACTGTGGGGTCTGGAAACCAGAGAATAGAAAACTTTCATTCTACACGGGAAAGTGCATTCTTAACAGTTACTGGATTAAGCGGGAACCTTGATTTTCTAACAACCGGGGTTTCAACGATAGGAGGTTACATCATCGTGGAAGACGCTTTGTACGGGACTGGAGACCCTGAAATAGTACAGGGTAAATATATTTATCCGGGTCTAGCAAGTGGTCAACCTAGATTCTTATTCTTTGCTGACGACGGTTCCTCAGGAAATCTTACAGATCTTATAGATAACTCTAATTATACTGAGGCTATTGTCGACGACATTCTCGATAACATATACCCACAACTAAACAGCACTCAGAGTGATTATTATGGGGTTTTATTTCCTACAACCAATGTAAGTAGTGGATTTAATCCCGTCGTTTACTCTACTACATATTTTACAAACAAATCCATATCAGGAGTAGACTATGAGGTATACGTTGTGATAGGCTCTTTAACTGTAACTTGTGCATTTAATTCTAATAGTGGCATGGGTAATGAACCTGGCGGTACCAACGAATTTTATGTCATGCAGGATGTTGGGGGAAATGCTGGTGTTGCGAGTCAATTAAATGACGCAATTAATAACACTTCTGGAATAAGTACTTCTGATATTGAATTCACTGCTGTCCGAGATTTTAATATAAATCAAAATGGGACATCTTCTAGTTATTACGGCCTAAAAATGGAGATAAAGGACATTGCCATAGAGGAAGTTCAGATAAAAGATAATTCTTCTACCCTCAATGCTACTTATGGGCTTTCCCTATTCCCTTTTGCATACTCTTACACTGGATCTACAGTTCCTTCCTGCTCTGGGATTCCGCCTATTTTAAATCTAGGGGCTAAGGATTATATAAGTCTGGGTAAACATATACAATATGGTGGATCTATATTTTAAAATTGATAAATAAAACCAATGCCAACTACTTTTTTCTATATTAATACTGCAGCATTAGATTCTTACGGGGACGTTTGGGCTGTGGGAAGAGACCTTACTAAATACGATGGCGAAAATTGGTCATATTATAACTACCAAAATTCAGTTGTTCCTAGTAATTCACCTTACTTTTTAGATACTAGATCTATATCAATTGATAACGAAAATACTAAATGGGTTGGGTGTGCAGTAACAGCTTCTCTTTCGCAAGATCTTGTTTTTGCTGCTAAGGGTAGTCAAGCAGCAACTGGAGAAAGCTGGAATTTAAGCCAATTTGGAAGTTATGCTTCACAGTCTCCTAATTGGGAGGTACCAACCATTTATGCAAGTCCCTATACTGAAGAGGTTCTTGCTTTTATTTCGCCTCTGAATGGAGGTTCTGGAACCGGCGGAACCGGGAACACTGGAGTGACAGGTGGATATCTTTGGAGGTATGATAAATCTTCTGAGCAATGGAGCGAAGTAAGCCCTGGATATACCTGGCCTCACATATATGAAATAACAGCTAAAGGTGAAGGAGGTAGCTATTTTGAATATTATCTAAGTACCAATGATGGATTACAAACTATCCCACAAGGAAACTTAGATCCAATTACCCTAGATAATGGAGATCTTGTTATTAAACAGATGAGCAAGTATAATTCTCTGACCTCTGGTATTGGCGGTAACACGGTTTACTCTGTTTCTTTTGACGAGAATGGAAACTATTGGGCTGGTACTGAAAATGGTATTACATATTGGGATGGTAAGAAGTTTTATAACTGGAACGTTGGAGGTGCAGACGGGGTAACAAAAGTAGTTGCAAGAAAAAATGGACATGTATTCTTTAGGATAGGTAATCCGTTCGATCAACCTTCAACCTCTGATGGATTCTATCACTTTAATGGTGATACGTTTACTCATCTAACTTCCTCTAATACCAATTTACCAGATGACAGGGTAATTCAGTTAATGAAGGTTGAAGAAAAGTCTTTAGCAGGAACAACAACAATCTACGAAGATGATCTTTGGATTATTGCTGGTAATAACATTTGTCTCTTCGACTATTCTTTACCACATATTTATGGCACCTCCAAGTATACTGGAACTACTGGATGGAACTTTGTTTATTATACCCACACTACAGAAGGTGGAACAACAGATACTGCTAGATTACCGAAAGCAGACAAGTACACGTGGAAATACCCAACCTGGAGAGGATATGACAACGAATACTTGAAAAATTTACATCCAGGTTTAGACCCAAGGAATTTATTTCTGGAAACTAATTTTAAGGATGTTGCCGATGGATCTGCAGGTCGACAGCCATATTGGAACGACGGTGAAGTAGTACCATTCTCGGAATCCGAATTAAATAAACTTATACCAGATTCCGAGTGGTTAACAGATACCACTCCATTCAATGTAACCTCAGTAAATAAATACAAAGAGTATAATGTGGTTACCGGTTATTCCGAGCAATCTTCTATAGACTTCGGTGAAAGAAATAATCTAACCCCTAATTATACAATAAGTAACCCAAATCCAACTGAATCTGCTGGAGGAACAGCAGATCTAGGTTTCGTTGCCCTTTACAGCGATGGTGGGCAGATAAAAACCGTTATACCATTTAGGGGTTTTTCTACTAGAGTACATAAAGCAGTACCCTCTTTAGACAACTCTTCAATTTATGTTATCGGAACATTTAGGAAGTACATAGAGGCGGGGGAATTTGTTTATTCTAGTAAATATCCAGGAGCAAGCTCTATGACCGTAACCGGAATTACTGGACCCACCGGAGGTCCTGTCGGGTTCTCTAATATAGGTGCTCCAGGTCTAACTGGATCTAGTGATTATCAATGGATATTAAATGGACCAACGGGAGCTACCAGTGGCATCTTCTTGCCTCAGACATCTATACTTGGTGACACCGAAGCTATGTTTGTTGCTGAGATTGAGATTGATCTTGGAAATAAGGTTAGTTACGGAGATATTGATTTTTCTGCCGGTGAAATTGCTAAAAACCAATTTGCCCTGAAGAATTTTAGGTACTTTCCAGGAGCTAGCGGTTCTTTCGACCCCTCTGGTATCATAAACGCATCCCTTACTCCACCTACTGACATAAGTAAACTAGACCTCTCAATCTCACAAAATTCTGTTAGAATCACTTCTAATTACTTAGGTGGTATTTCAACTTTAAAGGATAATTGGTTTGGTTTGAGTGATCTTCCAAATTCTTCGGAATTTATATTTTCTTCGGCCTCCAGTGGAGCGTACGACAGGAGCGGAAGTGTTATTGACTTAAATTCAAATCTTTCCTTGAGGAACGGATTTACAGTAGGACTTACGGGTGGATCAACCTCCAGTTTGGATGTAATAACTTCTCTTGAAAATTCACTAACCTACGTACTTTCTGGTACATCCACAAGAGATGTGAATGTAAGAGGACTGTCCATGACACACCCAAACCCAGGATATTCCTACCCTTATTTCGTTCTAAATGATTTTAACCACTCACCTATAACGGGTGCTTTTGTAAGAAACTCTGGAGGAACTGCAGCATCCTACACAACATGGTATGATACTGTTAGCTCATACAAGTCTGATGACCAATATTACCTAAATTTATTGTATACAGATTCTCCAAGCACCTCCCCAGCATCTACTTCGCTTACTGGGATAGGAACTTCGGGTGGTGTCAATCTTTTGACTGTTTCTATTAAACCAGGTGGAAGTTATAATATGCTTTCGTATTCAGAAATATTACCAGAAACTTATGGAAGTCCTCAGTTGGTTTCTATAAGTGATCAGAGTGATGCGTTGGCTGGTGGAGATCAATACACTGCTATTTATTATCAGAAGACGCCAGGGGTAACCGGTAGTGGCCATGACATAATAAAGAGGAACGTGTCGGGAACAAGTATAGACACATTCTCAACATTTGGTACTGGAAACACTGGGGACCAGAGCCAGTTAAGAATGCACGTAAGACCTCAGCTGGATGTGTTTGTATCTGGTTCTAGTGCTGGAGTTAGCGGACCGTCGCAACTTCCATATAGTTCTGCAACAGGATCATTCGCTTCTTTGCTCGAAAGTTATAAGCCGGGGATTGGTAAGAATATGGGAAATATAATTTCTAGAGCAGGATCTGGTGCCTGGACTTGGGTTGATGTGCATAATTCTAATTCAGACCTATTTGTTCCTCTTCTCTCCACTGTATTTTTAAGTAATGAAGGGTCCAAAATATTTGGAAAGAATTCTAATAGGTGGAAGCTAACAAATGCCCTTACGGGAAATGTTATTCTTGATATTAAGGACGTTCCTTTCTTTATATACACATTCTCACAATCTGGATACTATTCGATACAAAATATAGTAGAGGATTGTAATGGTAATGTTTATGAGATATCAAAACCAGCATTTGTAAAAGTCGTTGATCAAACCATACCCCTACCAGATGATCCAAATCCGGAGTTTGTTAATTCAGCGGATTATGGATATCCTAGAAGAGCAGCCAATCAGAATGGTGGAGAGTACCTGGATCTATCAAAAGATCTCCTGGAGGACCAGAAGAATATTATGCTACAGAATGTGGTACCTTTCGGATCTTCTCTGATTATTAGAGATAACCCAGATGCTACTTACGATCAGTTTTAATTAAATGCGTAGAGAAGTCTTAGTACTTCTTCAATAGCTTCGTGTCGGTGGTTATCCTTCAGAGCAATTGTGTAAACGTATTTAGAGTCCTTTAATTTAGGTACTTCATGGATTGCTGAATCATTACCGAACTTGAGATCTATTTGTTGTCCGTCCCCACAAAGTATCATTGTAGAGTGTTTACCCAACCTACCCAAAACCATACCTAGTTGTTGTTTGGTTAGGTTTTGAAACTCATCCACTATTACAATGGAACGGTCAAATGTTCTACCGCGGAAGTGTGTTAGAGATACCAATTCTATAGTTTCATCTTTTTCCAACCTTTCCAAGTGGTCTGCCTTGTTGTACACCTTTCTCATGTTGGATCTAATCGGAACTAACCATGGTTCCATTTTTTCTTCCAGGGATCCCGGTAGAAATCCATTATCCTCGTTTGATACTGTTGGTCTTGTTATGACTATTTTTTCACATTGTTTTTTGAACAGTTGGTCTAGTGCAATCTGTACTGCCAGAAGTGTTTTACCACTTCCTGCTTTCCCAGTAACAAAATTAAATGGATGTATTAATATCTGAGCTTTTGCATTTTTTTGCTCCTTTGATAATGTGATAGAAAATTTGTTTTTATCCACGGATTTTTAATTATTTTTTTAATTTAAGGTATTTCAACTGTATTTTTCGAATCAGGTTCGCTAATTCTTGGGTTCTATCCCAGACATTCTGATGTAATTTTTTAAAATCTTGTCTATCTAGATGGGCTATAACTCTTGAGAAATTACACACTCTCTCCCGCATACACATTATTATTGGTAAAATATTACTTTCTGGTTCTTGTTGTCTTGTGTATAAGTGAATAAGATTCTTGTCTTCTATGAACATGTTTATGTGTTTGAAAATGGTTTGATATATATTCAAAACTAAAGAAATCAAAATAATTACAACAAATGGCTACAGTAAATACTACTTCCATTCTTGGATCTGATTCGATTTCTGCATCGAGGACAACAATTAACTCTAATTTTCTTACTTTAGAGAACTGGGTTAACAATTACAACACAGTATTTGGTCTAGATACAGTAAACGGAATCATTAATCTAACTGGTGCTTCTACGGGCAGGGTATCAGCTAAAACTGGAAAATTCGATTCAATCACTGTTCCGAGTGGGGGTACAGCTCTAGCTCAGATTAATTCCTCTGGTGCTGGATCTTTTTCGTCAGTTGCAACCACTAACCTAACAGGTAGTGGAACTATTTCATTCGGGGCTGGGAGTACCCTTACACAGAGTGGAACCTCAATATTCTCAGGAACAACTACTTTAAGTGGACAAACAACACTTAATTCTAGGATGATCTTGGGACCTCAAGGAAATTTTGCCTCTCAAAATTCAGTTGGAGCAAGCGGTGCAACAGCAGGAACTGCCTTTCCTTCCTCTGCAGCAGGAGGAGGCGGTAGAGGAACCTCATCAGGAAATCCTTACGTTATAACTGCTCTCGAGGACGTTATCTATGCACAATGTTCCTCTGGCTTCTATATGAGTGTGGGTACAAACGGAGCTACTGCAGCAAATTTACCTGCTGGACTAAGGATTACCATAGTTAATACTGAGAATTCAGCAGGATCAATTAAAACTGGTGTACAAGGGTCTAATTATACAGGATTTAACACAGCGAGTGGTGTTGGTGAATATCCATCTACTGGTATTACTGTTGATGCAAATAGACCTTACCAGTCTTCAATACAACTACAATGGGAACCAAGAATAGGTAAAGGTGCGGGAAGCCAAGAAGGATCTTGGGTAGTACTAGGATCTTCAAATATGTCTTGGTCATAATAAAAAAATAGGATAGATGGCAAAAACTCCATTTATAAGACCTCTTCAAGTACAGGGTGGAACGTTTTACGCTTTTTCTTCCTCTGCTGAAGATCTGTCTTTTACGTTTAACAACTCTGTAAATAAGTTCAAGTTTTCGAAATTTGCTCTTCTGAATATCCCGGATATTAACTCTGGGGATCCTTTGGGTAATAGCATTAAACTTAATGCTCCTGATAGTGCTTTTTTAGATTATGCAAATAGTGCCGGAAACATAATAACCGGGAATGCTAACATCGATTTTTCTCAGAGTTTCCAAAGCTACTGTTTAAATTTTGAAACTACTGTTTTAAGTACTGACAATTATAACGCGGATCTTAAACAAAATGTTTCTGAGAGGGTATTCTTTAAGTGGCTGAAGGAATTGGGAGCTATTAGATATCAGCCTGCTTCTTCAGATCAGGTAGTGTCGACCCTGGATCAGAATACTGTGGTTACAGTAAATAATTTACCGTCTACACAAAAAAGATATGTCGAAGGTGATCCAAGCGGGGGAACAGGTTCTTTTGGACTTTCAGGATCTACTTATAATAGAGTAGTCCAGTATGTAGGTAATCTTGATATAGTAAATTCTGTTAAGAATAATAACAACACTTACTCGGAGGTTTATGTCAATGTACCAACCAAAGATGGAAATACACCTACTGTATTGTTTAAGAATGTTGTTGATGAAAATTACTATCCAGATTTCCAGTGGACCAACAATCCTTCAGATCCTCTTGACAAGGAATATTTGACTGGAAGATCGTATGACGAGTTGAATCCAAGTGGTTTAACAAATCTTGCAATTTTTGATGACGATGTACTTGGATCACCAACAGTAACTTTTTCTGATACTACCAACGGATCTACAGGTGACGGCAACTGGTATTCTCCTAGAGATACCGCTAACACATACTTTACAGACTCGTCTTTCACAGACCCAACATCTCTCATAATTGATAAATCTGTTTCTGGTGCGACCGCTGGGGTTGGATTTCAGAGGTATGTTAGAACTAGATTGGATTCTGTAGGTATTGATTTCGATCCAGATTCTTATAAACAAATTGTTGACGATGCTTCGATTTCTACTATAGAAGAATTCAATTCAACATCAATTTCTGAAGACTTTGAGTTTAATGCAGTATTGATCTATTATGATGTTTATGATCCTGCAGAACCAAACAACTCGTCAACGAATCTTTACGGAGTTTTATTTTTGGATGACGTTCAGACCACTGGATCTAATGTTTATAGCATTCCTAGATTTCAAAAGTATAAGCCTAACATTGTAACAAAGCTTAATGGTAATGCTTACGGTCTTAAACTAAATATAAAATTTGATGTAGACATAGATCAAACTGGGGTGGAGCAAGCAATTAATGACTATTCTCCATTCTCTCTGACTATGTTTATGGACGCAGTTAATGTACTCCAGGATGCTTCTGGTACTCTTAATAATAATGCTGCTAGCTATATTGACCTGGAGAGAAGACTATCTGCAGTTGAGAACCTCCTTTTAACTCAAGATACTTCCTCGTCTTTAGATAGAAGAATAAATAGTCTAGAAAGTTCTTATGCTGCTAATCAGGCATTATTTAATAATACCCAGTCAGTAATGGGACTGATTACACAGAATTATGAGCTTATAAGGGCTATCATTAATAACGAGACCTCTGTTGAAATATCATATAACCTAGATGCCATAAAGCAAGGAACGGGTGTAATTGTAAATAGATCCATACCAAATCAGGTTACCATAGAAAATAATAACCAGGAGTTTAATCTAGGTGATAATAACGGTACTGTGACTTTACAGAATAATTCACAAAATATAATTGGTCTTAGAACATTTGGAAATTACGTAAAGCATGTAAATAATGGAACTCCAATAACTTTATCCTCCGATCTTACAATAAGAATAGATGATTCAACGGTAAATTGGAAAAAAGGACAATCTTTCAGATTTAGTTTCGGGGATCAGATAATTCCTGGAGACTTTACAGTAAATTTCCTAACTAATTCTATCGGTAAGTATCCTCTCGATAACCCAACGGGTGTTGCTTATTCCAGTTTGATAATTTCTTTGGTTGATTCCGATATTTCTTCCTACGACTATATGCCCGTAATTGAAATAGTTTGTATCAACCCAGATAATCTAATATTCCAAGCGGAGATCGTCGGAAAAAGTTTAACAAATAACGGGTAAAATTTTATAAAATAAAATGGCATCAACACAAAATTCAATAAGCTCTTTAGTAGCACAGTTTTTAAGGCTACAAAAAAATTCACTCGAGATAATAAATGGACTCAATGAGGTAGCAACTTCTACCAATGAAAATGTACAGATTGAGTTACTTGACGAAAACGGATTACCATCTCTTACTAGCATACCTGCTTATGGATATTTAAGGAGTGAGATTGAAAGACTAGATTCTAACGTACAATCTTTGGCGGGACTTGGTGATAACTTTGCCACTGTTAGGAACCCAGATGGTACATACAGTCAAGTTTATAAATCCCAGCCTTTAAAAGATCCGGCACCTCTACAAAACCTCCAGGTACCTAGTACTTTTTCAACAAGGGATAATTGGTTCTTTGAAAGCTTTTTAAGCCCCTTACTTTATATCTCTATAGACGTAACTGGACAAGTTGCTGATGATGCTGATAGAGTTAGAGTGAAAAGAATTATTGCAAACACAAACACTGACGAGAAGAAGGCATATTTTGATAATAATCTAAAGGGGAGAAACGACCTCGGTGAACAGGATTACATAGACCAGTTGGTAGACGGCGGAATAGATTACTTTGTGGATGAGGATAATATTGACTTACCACTTAGAACTATAAGAAACAAAGGTAACTTTGGCGTCCTCTCTTTCTATGATGATGTTGTGACTATAACAGATTCTAATGGTAATGAAGTACAGGAGACTAGGAGAAATTACAAGCTCAATACGGTTAATTACACCGATACTACATCTAATGTTACTGATGGACGTACACTTGCAGTAGGTGATACGTTACTTACAAACGATGGGACTAGATACCTAATTACTGCTGTTAATATAGAGGAGACATCAGTCCAGATGAAAAGAACCTCTGGTTATCAGCCTGTCCAGATAGGAGAAAATCAATTAACACTCCTATCTAATCAGCTAAGTCCAAGACTCATCGAAGTAAATGTTGGCTTTGATGAAAGACAAGGTATATTCTTTAAGCAAATTGATGATAATTTTAATGTAATAGGATCTACGTGGTCAAATGGGGTAGTATTATTTAGCAATGAGCTCAATATAAACACACAAAGCGGAGTTCAAACTTTAGAGCAATTTTACCTTATCTCCGTAGCAGATCTAGGTCAGATATTCCTGGGCATGGCAAAGGAGAAAAAGGTTAGTGCAATAAATGGTGTAATTCCAGACTCGCCAACAGTAAGTGCAGACAACTTTAAGGTAGTTCAGGTTAATAAACAGTTAACTAGTGGTACTGATGTAGAAACTCTAAATGATAAGGTTTCCCTTAAAGCTACCTTGCAGTCTGAAATACAGCAATTAGACGGATCTATTTCTAAAGCCAGAACTGATCTAAATTCTGTTTCTTCAACTTCCGTTTCCTCCAACGTTGGTCTCAATTCCGCTGTCGCTGCTAATAATATAGCTCAATCTCAGAATCCTATCAGTTCTAATTCTGGGAGTTCTGTGCAGGCTAGTTTAAATTCATTAACTGAACAGAGGGTTCAAAAACAACAATTACTTTCATCTGTTGTAAGTGATATTACAACTATCTCTGAGAGTAATCCTCAGTTAAAGGTAGAACCAAAATATAGGGTAAGAGGATTTTGGCCAATACCACTTCCAAAAAATAGCCAAATTACGGGCGATCAGAGTGTTATTCAGTTTGTTATCCAGTATAGGTATCTTACAGATTCTGGATCTTCACCAGCTGTAGAGCAGATTAGCTATCTTGATGATAACGGACAAGAAAAATCTGGGGCATTCAGTAATTGGAATGAGGTAAAATCTGAAATAAGGAAGAAAATATACGACAGTAATACAGGTACTTATATATGGGCCCCTGAAGATACTGATAATGCTGATGCTACCAATATAAACCAATTGGACATACCAATTACCAAAGGGGAAAGAGTTGAAATCAGAATCAAATCAGTATCTGAAGCAGGTTGGCCAGACAATCCGGTAATGTCCGAATTCTCACAACCTGTCGTAGTAACTTTCCCGGAGGATCTATCTACACAGAGCACTACCGAGAGCGTCGCTTCTAATTTAAGAGACGAGGCTGTTTTAGCAATACAAGAAGATTTAAATGCTAAGGGCATTGGAGGTCTTTTAGATCAACAGGTCGTTGCTGGGGAAAAAACCTATTATCTTGCATCCACCTCTATTCTTAGTGGATATTACAATTCTTCTGGATCCCCCGTGGATCTTTTTCAAAAACTGAATGAAATGCAGGATCAGTTGAATTCTCTGAAATCAACTCTGGAGGGATCTATAGGTACATTGGAGGTTTATTTGGTAGATGGATCTAATACCCAATTGGTTACCAACGGTTCTACTATTAATCTTAACGCTGGGTATTATAATCAGATTTATGTTAATGCTTCTACTACTGATGCTGGTAAGATTGCTTCTACTGTTTATGAGATACAAATTATCAATACCTCCGGTGGTCTATTAGAGCTCTCTTCTATATTACCCGGCGGACTATCCACTTTGGCAGGTACGAGTTCTTCTTATAGTCTCCCTGAGGGATATGCAACTAATCTTAGGTATGGTGATGTACCAATTTCAATAACCTCTCTGAATACTTCTGATATCGTACCAGTTGGATCTACTGGGGGTGCAAACAACCAATCGTTCCAAGAATTTAGACAAGCACCTCCATATGCTTCTGGAAATTCTAACAGTCAGTTCATCTACCCAAGATGGAAATCAGTAGGATTTGATTCTTCCCTATACATTACTCCAGCCTCTTTTGCTGGATCTTATTTGTATGACGGAGATTCATCTTCCTTACCAAGAAACGGTAGTCAACTTCTACCTTTCGACCCAACTAATTCCTCTGTCCCGACTGCATCTGGTACAGATGCTAGTGTTTGGAACGGAACAATATCAGGATCAACTGGAAACTATACTGGAAATGGTAATGGTACCTTAAGTGAATTTTGTATACATAAAGACCATCCATCGCTATCTACTGGATTAAGCTTTACCAACTTGGTTAAACCTAATTTTTCTGGTGGTGTAGTAGTGTATCCATATTTCAGACATTCTGATTACTTCTACCTTGATTCTACTACTCTTAATAATTTCCAGCAGCTTGGTTATCAGCAGGTTTCTACTGACTTTGTACAAGGAGCTACTGCTGCAAGGGAAGATTCGATGTACCCCAATAAACTAGGATTTACAGCTGATGATGAATATTTGATAGGAAGATATACCTGTGGATCGTATCTTTTCCTCGGTCCACCGACAGCATCGACTGTACAAGTTGAAGGTTCAACACAACTAGCTTCAAAGTTTGTGAAAAAAGGGGATGCTAATGCTATTAACGTACCTTTAATATTCCAATTTAGGGCAAACGATAAATTGGGATATATTGGTGGATTCAGATCAGACGGAAACCCAACTAATATCAAATACAGCAAAAAAGCTGGAATTGACATACAGGTTAGAAATCAGAGTCCTTTCTCTTTTGATGTTAGAGTAACTGGTAAATATAAAAATGACACATTATCTTCTCCTAATTTCTCATCAACTGGCACGGACATCTAATATAAACTTAGCATAAGTGTTTAAATAAAGAAAAAACCTTTTAAATGGCTTCACCAAAATTATTTGATTATAACTCATCCTTTGGACTATTAAGAGCAAATCCTAAATTAACAGGGAACGTAAAAGTCTCTGTTGATTCCTCTGGTGGCGTATGGCTAAATTCCTTTAATGCTAATCCAACTTTAAGCTCTAATAGATTTAAGAAATTCCAGGTAACGGGAGAGGATTCTTATGCTACTGACCTCTACAATTTTTTTGAAAAGGGAACCATAGGAAATGATCTGATATTTCAAGTTGGTCAATTTACTGATGGTAGTAGAAAAGCTGTTGAGGATTTTGAGTCTCAGTATGATTTTTTTTATGGTAGTGGAGCTTCAACACTAATTGACAAGAACTATCAAGAAAATTTTACTTATCTCCAACCACTATGGTTAAGAGATGAGCTTCCTGAGTTTTTCGTTATATTTAAGGTTTCTGATCCAATCAGCTATCCTTATACGACTAATGTTTCCTCAATTGAGACTGGAAAGGAATATAAGCTAATACAAGATCCAGACTCTGACACGGACGACACTTTTACTATTTCGTATGGGAAGGATAATTCTGGGAATGATATAGTTTATGCGGATGGTGATATTTTTACTGGTGTTAATCTATATACAAGCTATTCAGTATTAAGCGGAAGCGGTAAAGTTGCTGAAATGAGCGAGATCAAATATCAACCGCAAGTGGATGATGTCGAATCTTTCTTCAATTCAAAAATACTCCCAAATTCCAGTGTTGTTGCTACATACGATTTAAGAGCCGAGACTAAAATAGGAAAGTATATAAGAAGCATAGTAAATAACAAAAACTATAAACAAGCACCGATTAACTTCTCCTTCCAGAAAAACACTTACACTTATTATAACGGTGCAAGTATAAAGGATGGCGTCTTTACAGAAAGAGGTGAACTTCTATATGATTATCTAGTTAGTCCACAGTCTTCTGTACAGTCCGATTTTGAAGAATATGTGACTGATGGGTTTCAAAGGAATGGAATAATTTCTCCGAATGTGTTGAATATGGAATATTTTTTCAACGATACTGATTCGGATCTTTATACTATAAACAGATATTATGGATTTTATGTTTCTAAGAATGATCTTGGAGAATTTTTCCTAAACGGCGATTATTTTTATAAATTTAAAAATGGCGAGGGTAATTTAAATTTACCAAAGCCATCCAGAAATAATCTTGGTTATTATAACGATAATAAACCGAACTTCCAAAGCAGTACTGGAGGTGTTAGATTATACTACGAAGGTGCTAGTGGATGGCTACCGGGATCATATGATACTAACGTAAATGATCCACAAAAGCTTTACTATATTACCGATAAATCTGATAATTTCTATTCCCTTAAAAGGTTTGAAAATTATAACTCAACCACAAAAAGCTGGGAAGACAATACTCCGGAATATGCTAAATATGGGCCTTATAATGGGACTTCTTTTGGAACTACTGGAAATCCCTCTCTAGATACAGGGACTCTAGTAATTGCTAATAGATCCGTTAATCTCCAGAATTTTACTGGGGTTGGTGATAAAATTGGTTCCATAAAAGGAACATTAACAGGAGAAAGAGGAAGGTCTAATATTGGTATAGAATTCCTAAACAATATAGAACTTGACGAAGAGGTAGTTTTTAAGATATTTTGGCCCAATGGAACCATGAGCGAATCTGCAGGAAAGTACGATCTTGTAAAGTCAGGTGAATTTGGTGGTACTCTCGTAGGGTGGGGTCCTGGGTCTTCCTATAACACAGGAAACAACCATTACTTTAATGGACTAGATGGTACTACAGAAGAAATAGCTTCTTCCTTTTCCGATTGTATATCATCCATCAGCGATGTTGTTTGGAATTCTGCCCCAAGCTCATCAACTTCTGTAATAAGAACCAAAGCAAGCGGGAAAAAACTGAACTCTCAGTTTAAGGTAGTAGTTTACGACGACTATGCTGGATTTGCGTCCTCATATATGGGGGTTTGGAACAACACAAGCGGATATTCGACAAACAATGTTGTTTTGTATGCTAACACCTATTACAAGGCTAAAAATAATATCTCCCCAGCAACACCTGGATCTCCATATAATGATCCTAGTCTGGATACATCTAACTGGGAAACTTACTCGACTTTTTCACAAAGTGGGTACATTAAAATAGCGGGTAAAGACGTTTCCACTTTGAATGGAATTGTTGATTTTGAAGGTGGGACGGATTACTCACTTTCTAGGGTAGCTTTTGATATTAAAGAGAAAGACAAAGTAGTTGCTGGAACGTTCATTGAGGTTTCTTCTGGTACCGGAGTTACCGGTAATTCTTCCATGGTTGAAAGTGTGACTAATTTTGTTGATAATCCTTTTTTTGGTACCAATGGGAAAGTTGAAGGATTTGGTGGCTATAACGAGTTACTTATAGCTAATTTAAGAGACGAAAAGTCTGTGATAAGTCTAGGAACAAGTCAATCTTTTAACCTCTTTGACATGCCTAAAATAGAAACTGGAGTTTTTACTTTTTTTGATGTCAAGGATTTTGATTTTGATTTTTGGTCTTCAGCATATAGTGAAACTCCAACCCCAGAATATCACAGATATTTTCAACTCATTCCCGAAAGGGCAGGACAGATAAAGACCGGCGTAAAGTATATAGTACAATCTGGAGAGATCACAGTTGATGTGGGTACTGTGAATGAAAGGATTATTAATGCGGGTAATTCATTTATCGGAAGCTCTGTTGATTCTTTCTTAGATACTGGATTTACTGCAAATGGGGTGGATTCAATTGTTCTACCAGCTATATTCACACAAATTGAGTGGAAAGATACCTCTACCTACTATAATCCAAAGTCGATTAAATCTGAACAAAATTTAGATTCATTCGATGGATTCTATGGTATACAGTCTATTAGTGAAACAGCAACCGTATCACCTTCCAATGAGAAGGGCTATATTTTTAATTACGGTAAGCTTGACACCGAGTATCAATACCTGGAGGAAAACTATACTACTTCGAGAGCAAATAGGTCTAAGATAGTTCCATATATTAACAAATGGGGATATTTTGGAGGAACTGATGCAAGGGGAAATAAATATAGACTTAATTCATCTCCAGCCTTTAGTCCAACTAACTTTTCACCAAGTTTTGAGAGGGAAATACCAGATCCTATGTACCTTACACATGAGTGGATGCTATTGGAGGGTGTTCCTGATGGATATCCCGTTGATAAAATAGAGGGACAGAATAGTTACTTGCCGGGTAAAATAGATTTGAGTAAGGTAAGAAGTGCTAACCCTTCAGATAGCCTTTACTTCTCTTCCTTCTTTACGGTTGATCCGTCGGATTATACTAGTCCTTATAACGATCCTAGTAATACTACCAAAGAGTTATTTACTCCCTTCAGATATAACAACTCCACTGGATTTTATGATACCATTTTCAGAGGTGCTAAAATATCTCTGAGAAGAAGAAGTGCCGTATCTAACCCGCAGAGTGATTTGGATAAATATGTACCAAACTTTAGAGGGTTTGAAGACTATAAGTTTGCTTCGGTTCTCAGGGTAGTCCCTGAAGATACCACATCAATCCAATCCCCAGTAAGCTATGAGATTATAGAGAATACGCAGCAAAAGTCTGTCCTTTTCATATGTAGCATAGTTATAAAAGATTATAGAGCACTTCCTCTTGGTTATACTGGAGGAACTGGGGGAAATCCTTTTGTTGATTACCTTTTGCTTTATAGCTTAAGCGATAAGAAAAAAGATTCTGGTGTGGGTGCTACTGGATCTACAGGTGCTACTGGAACCATTCTTTACGAGATTGACAACATTAAACTTAGTGCAGCTCTGGATCTATCTATGTCCTCACAGAGCTCTGTAACACAATTTACAAATCCTGGGTTTATCTATACCATACCAAATCCAGAATATGATACTGATCTCAGGGAAGAAATAAATGTCATATATCCAGTTGGTGGTACTGGGTCACTTTCGTCAACAGGTAAGGGAAGTTTTGATATTCCCGCAATATCATCAACATATCCTTGGCCTGTAGGTCGATCTAAAAATTTAGCATCGTTTGGACCTGTTGGTACCAACTACACTTTCTCCATACCTTTTGCCTTTAGCTCTCCTGCCACAGTACCGGTTGGACCTAGAAGTGCTTATGAAAATAATCCGGTTTTCCAGATAGAGGGTGGTGAAAAATACTTTGATTTTATAATGAGGAGAATTTCCCTCTCCCAAATATCAGATCGTGTAAACGACCAAAGCCCCTTTATTAAATACCGAACTTATTCGTGGAACGAAGATACCCAGACAACTGATGTTAGGAGTGGATATTTTGAAATTTATATGACTCAACCAACTGCACTCTTTAGACCAAGTGGAACTTATCCGGTAAATGATTTTTCTGGTCCACAGACTTTAGGTCAGAACCAACCAACTGGATATCAGATAAATGTTGGTGGTGCACAATATGCCTCCGACATATTGAGATATTCTGGGATATACGAGCCTTTATTCAGGAAGATCATAAAATATAAAAATGATAAGACAGATACCATCTCTGGGTATAGTAGTGCAGATCTAAGTTATAGAAACTGTACCTTTGCTCCGGAGAAAATGGACTTTGGTAAAGTTGAGAATCTAAATTATAGCAAGGTTTCGTTGGGTAAGAATATACTCGAAGGTTCGGAAAATCTTCCTTTGGGTCCTGTTTATCCCCTAGTAGGTGAAACTCCGATCGATAGAAAAGACTTTTCTATTTTCCTTTCAACTTGGGACCCCGGATATTTTAACTTATATACATCTTCTACTCAAAATTCTTCAGTAGCTGGTACCAGATCAATGCGAGAGAAAAAGTCATTCTTTGGTTCTAAAATGATGCAAACACCGTACGACATAACTTCTTACACCTTTATAACTTTGGAGGTAAATAGAACTACTGGAGAAACTGACATACAAAAGATCAATGAAGAAGCCAAAAGTTCTCTGGTAAGTATACAGAATATTACTCCACAAACTTCCAATACCGGCATAGGTCAATTGGGTGCTGTCTTATCAAATGTTGATTTGCCAGTGTTTGATGAGGGGATTTTTCCGGATGTTGAGGTATTCTGGCAGAAAAACGAAAGAACTAATACGTTAAATGGTTCTATTAGATTAGATAGGATTTTGAGAAGATATCTTTTGAATGCTGGTGTTAGTAAGGTTTTCGTCGATAACATTATTAGTGAATTTGGAGTTGGTGATCCAGAGAATATCAATGACGACATTAAGACTTATATAGATAAGAACATAGTCCCTATTTATGAAGGTATAACTTTTGATTTTTTTGTAAAGAAAACTGGAACCGAATTAAGCTCTACTGAGATATTGCTTAGGGGTGATTTGATAAGTCCCGATCGAATCAGATATTCGTATTACTCGGAGCCAGATTACAACTTAACAAAAAGAAATGCCCTTTCCTACACATTTGAGTTTCCTTTGGAGACTGGGAAAAACTATTCTACGACATTCTCTTTCCAAATAAGGAAAATATAATGGGATTAGTTAGTTGGAATATATAAACAAAGATAAAAGAATAAAATGCCGAATCTGAATATACAAGCTTTAAATACCGGCGACACTCAGGAGTCGATTAGGGAAAAAGTAAATGCTAATTTCGATTCTATTGTTTCTGCTGGTGGTGGACCTCAGGGACAGCAGGGTGACCAAGGAGAACAAGGGTCAATTGGTCCTGCTGGTCCTAAAGGGGATCCTGGTCAAGAAGGTATTAGAGGAACTAAATGGTTTGTACAGGGAGCTGAACCAACCGGTGGAGCTGGTAATCCAATTAGAGTTGGTGATTATTGGGTTCAGACTTTAGCTAACAACTCTATTTTTGAGTATACTGATTCTGGGTGGTTTGATACTGGCCAAAATCTAAAGGCTTCTGAGGTTTTTGAAACCATAGCAGGTATATCTGGACCAACTGGAGGTAAAAATGCAATAGTAATAAGTAGTCCATTTCCCGAATTAAACACTCTTGTAATTAGTGATTCTGCCCCGGCTACCTCTACTGTCAACCCAACCTATGCTAAATTTCTAATTTCATCAAATGGTAATAATGATTATCCAATTATGGAATTCTCAAAAACCAATGTTGGTGGTATAGGAACTCCAGCTGACTATAATAGACACCCACAGTTTAGATGGGTAGATCCTTCAGGTAGTAATTACGATCTGCTTTTCTCTGTACCACAGGATGATTTTAGGGTAACCTCTGGTGGGAGTATGACTCTACAGTCTACCTCTTCTACCCTTTCAATTTCAGGAAGTGCCGGTGTTTCTATAACATCCGGCTCGCAGATGTCATTTACCTCAACTGGAGCTATGTCTTTTTCTTCTGGGACTTCGATTATGACATTCTCTTCCCAGAAATTTAATCTAACATCATCACTTCTGGCTCTTAATGTTCCTATGACTATAAGTGGTGTGACCTCGCAGTCTCCTTTGCTGAGCCTACTAAGCAGTGGAAGTGGGGACACACTAAAGGTTCAATCTACATCTTCGTCTTCTTCTTACTATCTCCTAAGGCTATTAAGTGCAAGCACAGAAAGATTTAGTGTTAGAAATGATGGTAAAGTAACATTCCAAAGACAAGTTAATGCAACGAATAATACTGTAAGTAGTACAGCTTCTTTTACAATTAACATAAGTAGTGTAACTTATACAAGCTGGTTCTATGGACCTTCAGCTGGGAATACCGGACAGGGCCTTTCAACTACTGATTTCGGACCTGGGAATGTTCTATATGCAGATTGGACAACCTCGGGTCAAAGAATAATAGGGATACCAAATGCCACAAATTCCACATCTTGGAGGGATTATCTTGCTAATAATGAATCAATAACACTTCACTATTATGCCAAGAGTGGGAAGGAGTTTGACGGCATGACATCAGTAACATCCTTCGGTCCTCCTACTAGTGTTGGCTCATACACAATTTTTTCAACCTCAGCAAACTATGTTGAGGTCACAATATTAATGGTTGGATCCACACCAAAATGTTATTATTCGACATGTTCGGGTGAATGTGGAGTTTTATTCTAATATAGGAGATGGCAGATTTTAATACAAAATACATATTACCAGGTGATGACAAGGATACGATTATCAATAAGATAAATCACAATTTTTATCAGGTATTTTCCAATGGTGTTGGTGAAAGAGGACCGATAGGGAACGTAGGTGTCACTGGCCTCAGAGGTCAGGTTGGTCGTGATGGTATTCCAGGTGCTACTGGAGAAAGAGCTGCCGAATGGTTTTTTGCAACTACGGAACCCCTTAGTAATTCTTCTGAGGATGGTGATATCTGGATAGATGTTGGGGCCACTGGTGGACAAAAAGTCTATGTACATACTTCTGGTTCATGGGTCTACACAGGGCAAACACTTCTTTCCTCTGGCGTTTTTGCAACTATAACCGGTATTTCAGGACCTGGAAATTCCACTTCCAACAATGCAATTTACATAAACAATAATCCTGGGGATAGCGATTTTATTCTTTCAGATGCTGTAGGAGCAACCTCATCCATGAATCCTAACTTTTCAAAGGTTATGCTCTCTACAGATACTTCTGAAACAAGTGAATTCCCTATAGTCGGATTTGCAAAGACCTTTTTGACACAATCTCCAGGTAATATAGTTTCCTTTAGATGGGAACAGACAGGAAGCTCTTATGATCACGCATGGACATTCCCCTCTGAGATTAGACTTCAGAGTGGTCTTTCCTCTGAATATTCCGCAACTGGAGGAAGTATGTCCATTTCTACAACAAACCAGAATGTTGTGGGTTCTTCTCAGAACACTATGTCATTTATTGGTGCTACTGGAACTAGCGGTGCTTTTTCTTTTTCCACCTCAGATTTGTTAAACTTAAGTTCTTCTTTAGTAAATTTAAGTTCATCTGAACTTAATATTATACTTTCTGTTCCTGGGGGAACCGGGTATGTTGCTGCCCCTGTTAATCCGGGGGTTCCGCTGGCAAGCCTTTCTGGTTCTGGTAATGGTGTTAAAATAGAGTCATCATCAACAACAAGCGATGAACTTCTACAGATCTTAAATACAACTGGACAGAGTCTTATTACTTCAGAAAGGGAAAACAAGTTTATCTTTGGATCTGTTGGTGCTACTGGTCTTAAGAAGGTTAAAGGAATTACTACAACATCCCAGAATTTTTTAGCTGCGGGTTCAAATTCTTATGTACTCTGTGGTAATCCAACAAATGATATTTGTGTTATTACCCCACCACCTTCTGGAAGTCCTAGTACCAACGGGAAGACTAATAGAGTCCTATTAAGTCTAGGTTCCAATTTTTCGTGGGCGTCCGGACTTTTAATTGGTATCGAAAGTAGAACCTTTGATTTCTTTATGAACTCTTCGACATATTCCTTTGGTGGCATTAGAGTAGTTCCTGAATTTGGATTGGGTACTTCAGTAACATATATTGATGATAATACAGCTGGAGAGGCGGGATGCCAGCACATTAGAATTACTTTCTTTAGAAATAATGATAAATTACACTACCGGGCATTCTCTGATGATAATTATAAATGCGGGTGGATAACCTATGGTTTTGCTGTAGACACTTCAACTGGTGATCCCGGAGGTGGATTCCTTCCAGCATAATAACTAGATAAATAGAAATAAGATGGAATTAACAAAAAAAGAAAAGGATACAGCCAATTTGCTAAAGATCAAATTCTCGGAGGTTAGGTCTGATATAGAATATGTGCAGGGTCAAATGGAATATCTAAATACAAAAGCTGGGTCTCTGATTAAAGATCTTGAGGATCTGAGAGAGCAAGAATCTAATTTCGTAGACTCTTTGAGAGAGAAATATGGAGAGGGTAATCTTGATCCTTTTAAACTAATTTATATGAAATGATTAACATCTTATCTAAAATAAATGGTATAATCAATAGTAAGGCAACCCCGATTGTTGCTGTGGTTATTCTTGCATTTCTACTCTTTAGGCAGTGTGGAATTTCTCAAGATGCTAAAAGAGAGGCTCAGAGAAATATGAACAACCTACTTGCTGAGCAGGATAGCGTTAGATCTGTTGAGTCAAAACTCGGTAATGTGTTGGCAGAAAAATCTGCTTTCCAATTGAAATACAGCGAACTCTCAGAGGAGCAAGAATCTCTAATTAGACAATTAGAGCTTGCTAATAATAAAAAACCTGGGGTTGTAATAGAGACCCAAGTTATTTATAGGGATACCTCCATAATAGTCCCAGTCGCGAATGAAATAGGTAAGGACACTAGTTACCTTGGATTTAAATACAATCCGGCTTTACCAGGAACTAATAGATTGCTAGTAAGTGGAAGACTACCTTATACTATGATTGATACTACACTTAATGGCATTGAAATGTCAATAATCAATCCAGGTAGTGTTAATATGACTATAGAACAGAAGATCGATCTAGTAACGGGCCTTTACAGAGATCCTAAAACGGATAGACTTTTTGTAAGAGCTTCTACATCATTTCCCGGTATTTCATTTAACGATATACAGGCACTTGATATGGTAGATGATCCAGGAACACGTAAAGCTTTAAGAGGGGCGAGGAAACCTTTTGGTATAGGATTAAATGTTGGGTATGGTATGGTTTTAACAACTGAAGGATATCAAGCAGGTCCCATTATCGGAATAGGTATTACATATTCACCTAAAATTCTTCAGTTTGGCAAATAAACAAATATAAAAATGGCATTTTCAACTACATCAAAATATGTTCAGCTAGCTCCTTATTTAGTAATGGAGTATAGATATGCTGACCAACCAAATCCTGAGACCTATTTTGTAAATACCGGTTCTCCTGCTGTTGGTTTCAATAAGCTTGTAAATGGTGTACTTGGGGATAGCAATGGGCAACCTTCGGATGATATCCAGATAATGAATTTGGATTCTAACCAGTCGGTAACACAAAACACTAGAAATAACAGTGTTGTGCAGGTTAATACAAATTCTTTTATTACTCTCGATCCAGGTTTAATAGTTCCATATAATGATTTCAATTCAGAGCTTACTGATACAGCTAATCTGCAAATAACATTTCCCTCCAATATTAATGTTATTTATGATTCTATTAGATATCACATACTTGCTGGATACAATCTTAATAATATAGATGGTCTAGTCCTACAAGTCCAATATTTAGACGTTGATAGTTCTTATGTTACCTTTTCACAAATAAAGTTATCTAAGGGTTCTGCTCAGACTTATGCACTAAATCCAAGTCCTCTTACTATAGGATCTAATATTTATGACAAATACTATGAGGTTAAAATACCCAGTCTCGTAGATATGAATAATAGCTATGCAGCGGCTTCAGCAAGTAATAAACAATTTACTCTTGCAGGATTAACTAGCAAAAGTGGTAGAGGATATCAGACAGCAGCTCCGATAAGGATTAAAGCCTATGAAATATTAAATACTACCTCTACTAATGGCTATGAAACTTATGGTGTTAATCTACTGGCAGCTCTTTCTCTAGAATCTACAGATCCTTTCAAAAACATCGGAGCTTACATAGCCCCATCAGACCAGGGTGATTATTTTGAATATTTTGCTACCGACGATGGTGGATTTCCAGAGGATTTTATTTTATTCCAGAATTCTATAGGTAATAGCTATTATTTACAGCACACCATAGAAACTTTGGAACAGGTTGGAGGTGCACTTTTAAACACATCTAACTTCAGTAATATACAGACTACTGCTTATGATGTGCCTAATTTATTAAGACCTATAGTTAGATATACTTCAGTAGCTTCTTCATTTACTCTTAGGTATACTATGACCTTGGTTAATAATAAAGATCAATCTAGACTCATTAGAATAGCAACATACACATCAACTGATGTTAGTAGATATGGAGCTGAAATACAACCCCTGCAATTACAGGTTCTTCCACAACAACAGAAGATCTATAACAAGGTAGCCGGGGGAACTAACATTTCAGCATCTCAGAATAACGTTAATGCTCCTGCACCAAAACAGATTACTAAATTTTCAAATGTTTTCATTGACAGAAATCTGGTCAATACTTCTTTGACTAACTTGGTAGTTGATGGAACACAGATAAGAGATGATGTTGATAATGAAACTACTGGCAATGCTGCTGTTTCATATGGTGTTGGGCAGGCTTATATTACTGTTTCACCTTTTGACAACTACTATAAGTTTACCTTCTTTCAGAAAGCTAGCGACGGAACAATTAAAAACATAGATCTTTCTTCTTCTGGTGATTTTTCTATGGTTTTTATTAACAACCAAAACAATAAGGTTAAAGCACCCTCTATAGTTGATAATAATATAGCTAAGCCTGCAAAGGGTGAACTCGCTTTTAAAGTAGATGAAACACTCTCTTCTCAGATACTCCAATTTACTAATAGAAAGTTTTATATTTCCAATAGTCCTAGAGTTTCTGCTAGCCCAACGTCAAGATCGAACGAAAAAATTTCTAGGATAACAAGTGCTGCTAGAAAATTCTCTGAGAGGTCTGTTTCTTTAAATGATACAATTACGGAACTTAGAGCACAGACAACAAGTCTTAATGTAGATGGAGCAAGAATATCATCCAGTTCATCCTCTGTCCTGTATTGGGGTAATTGGATTAATGAGGACGAAACACCTCCAAAAAGGAATGTTACGTCTAACACTTCACGTGCTTCTCGTAGTCCTTTATTCCAAACAATAGCCCAAAGCAGACAAAGCGCTGAAAGCTTATTTACTGGTCAAAGCTCGTGGCAGTTATTTGGAACACCTAGCAATGAAATTGGACTTGTTTCTAGTACAAATGCTTCTACTAGTTTTATACAAAATCAGCAACCAGCAATCTCTTCACTTTCTACTTCTGAAATTAAGAATGCTATTGCTTCTGACGTTCAGGGTAAAAAATCACTTGACTGGACTACTCCAGATATATTATCTTATTTCTTGGACCCATCTTCTGTCGGATATAAACTTTATGGTGGTATTTCAAAGGATCTTTTCAAACAAGCTGTAACCGGAATATTTTCAAATTCGGAGATTTATCAACTTGACGGATATGGAAATACTTATTCTGGACAAACTAACGGTGGATCTGCTGCTAGTGGTGGATCTACTAGTAGCCAAAGTGGAAGTGATAGTGGAAGTGCAAACGGCACAAGTGGTACCTCTGGGGGATCACAAGGGGCAAAGTTTCCCACCTTGTAACTTAAGAAAATTAAAATAATTTTATAAATGGCTATATTAAACGCAAGAGCAAACAGCTTTTATTTCGTATTTCCTAAGGGATTTTTTCCAGATGTAGTTCATAGGAAATATATTGACTATTTGAAAAAGCAGCCAACTCCTTATGATACTTTGACCTCTTATATGAATAGTACCATACAAAGCGTTACTTTTCCCTCGATGAGTATGGATTCATCAGAGCAAGTTAGAAACTTAGGAAAAAGAATAACCTATCAGAGTGCTACCCCAGTACAAGATTTATTCAATAGAGAATTTCAGATTTCTTTTAGAATAGCAGAGGGGTTTGTAAATTATTTTATAATGTTGGAAACACTCCTAGATTACTTAGATTTTAAGAATCCCGGGGTTTATATTCAAAATTTACCTCTTAGAACTTTGGATAACGAGGGGAACATTATTACAACCGTGATGTTTAAAGAGGTGACACTAACTTCTTTTTCTGAGCTAAATTTGAATTATACCCAAAATAATCCTTCAGTCTATACTTTTAACGTTGGCTTTAGATGCAACTATCTTGGATTAGATCTTGAAATTGGTAAGGAAAGATAAGATATATAGAATACAAAAAATAGTAAGAAATGAAGAAGTTCTCAGATTTAACCAAAATTAATGAAATGAAATACGGTCAGCCGATGTACGGTGAAGATGATCTTAAGCAACATATGAAAGATTTGCTTGTAGCAGCTTCTGGAAATGACCAAAGAGTATTGAATGACATTGTTGATTGCTTAACGGACGATCAGATGAAAAAATGTTACGATAAGCTTATTAATGACTATAACTACACTGGAAAAAAGGGTGAAGTTGTAAAACCATCTTTATAAATAAATGACTGTAACAGGAAATTTTATCATACAAGACAGATCAAACGGACAGTATAAAACTACCTCTGGGTGGTCCAGTGATGCTTCGGCTGCTCAACTTTTATCAAATGACTACCAAAGTTCATTATATTGGAGAACTGTATTAGATACACTCCCTTCTGGAGAATACATCTTAATACAGGTTTATTCAGTTTCCGCTTAATTTAATTACAAGAACCCCCTAAGGATAGTCTCCTTAGGCCAAAGCCTTCAATAAATGAGGGCTTTTCTGTGTTGATATATAAAGTGCACATTAAAGCAATATATTTTGAAAACATTAGTTGGAATAGATTTTTCCCTTAACTCACCCGCTTTTTGTATACTTAAAGAAAATGAATTTACCTGGGGATCTTTAACCCGGAGCGAAAGGACAGCGGAATCGCTCAAGAAAAATTCGAAGAAGCCATATTCAGTTCTTTCCGAAGATAAGAGTGGTGATTTTGTACTAATGTTTATGGGAAAAAGTAAGCTTCCAGACGAATACTCAGAAAGGGAAAGGATTAAAATAGATTACTTCCAGGAATTAGTCGATTCTTTCTGGTCTGAGATTGAAAACATATGTTCTGGAGATGATATTATAGTTGCTATGGAGGGCCTAAGTTTTGCCTCTAACGGAAATGCTCTTATTGATATTTCTATGGCAACCGCACTTCTTAGAAAAAAAATAGTTGATCATACCGGAAGCGAGAACTTCCATGTTTTTTCTCCAACATCTATTAAAAAGTTTGCATATAAGGGAAATGCAAAAAAACACGAGCTCTACAGTTCTCTTATTGAAAGAAATTTCACAGAAACTAATTTAGGATCTTTTACTAAAGTACTTGAAGAAAATAAGGATGAGTGGATAACACCATCGGGAAACGTAAATAAGCCTCTCGATGATATAATTGACTCAACCTGGATTTGTTTGTACTTGTATGATAAGATCAAAGAAGATTAATATTCTTATACCCCTTGGAGGAGCGGGTAAAAGATTTTCAGATGCTGGGTATAAAGAGCCAAAGCCTTTTATTGATGTAAATGGTGAATCGATGATAAAGTCGGTGATCAAAAATTTACAGCATCCCTCTGCTAATTTTATATTTGTTGTAAACGAGGAGTATGTTTCTATTTCTGATTTTGAAGATCACATTTCTGAAATCTGTGTGGATGGAAGTGTTTTTTCTGTAGATAAGCTTACTGAAGGACCTGCATCAACTGTCCTGGTAGCAAAAGAAGCTATTGATAATTCGGATCCTCTTATAGTTATAAATTGTGATCAGATCATTGGGGATTTTAATCTGGATAATATAATTAGATTTGTTGAAACGACCGGATGTGATGGACTTTTAGGCTGTTTTCTCTCATCTTCTAAGAAGAATAGCTACGTAAGACTTGACCCGAATGGCGAAGTTTGTGAGGTAAAGGAGAAGATAGTTATATCCAATATAGCAACTAATGGATTGCACTTATGGAAAAGAGGCTCTTGTTTTGTTGAATCTGCTGAAGAGATGGTATCATGCAACGATAGGTATAACAACGAATTCTATGTTGCACCAACTTATAATTATATGATTAAAAAGGGAAAGAAAATCCTCCCTTATTTCTATAATCTTCACTTTCCAATAGGAACTCCAGATGATCTAGAATATTATTTAAAACTCGTTAAAGATGGAAATTTTTAAAATAGAAGATATGAAAGGTGGATGGTATGCTGGAAACTTTTCCCCAGTCGCATATCAAACAGAAGATTTTGAAATCTGTTATAAACATCACTCTAAAGGAGAATCCTGGCCAAAACATTATCATAAAGAGGCGGATGAAATAAATTTCCTTAGGTCCGGTAAGATGATTATACAGGGAAAGGAATTGAATGGTGGGGATATCTTTATTTTAAGGAAAGATGAGATAGCAGATCCGGTGTTCCTTGAAGATTGCGAAGTATTTATAGTAAAAACACCATCAGTACCTGGTGATAAATTTATAGTTGAATGATAAGTATTTTTGTAGAACCTGAACAGATATCACTCGAAAAATATTTTATAGTAACTTATTTTTTGGGCTCAAAAAGATCTTTGAGAGAAGCCTCATGGAACTTAGCCATAGGTCAAAGCATAGGAAATCCAAATAATAGGAGTGTCTGGGAAACAGACCAGATGTTTATGGATCATAGTTGCTTTATCTTGGCCAACGAGGAGGAACTTTCTAAATTAAAAGAGGGCATTGTGAAAATTGCATTTCCTCTTGAAAATATTAATTTGGAGGAAGATGGTATTTCTCAGATCCTATGTCACATAGCTGGCGGTCAGGTTGATATAGAAGAGATTGAAAAATGTAACGTATTGGACATAACTTTACCCGAAATGGTGGAAGAAAATTTTAGATTGAAGCCAGCATACGGAATAGATGGATTTAGGAAGTTCAACTCGGTATATGAAAAACCCTTCTTTGGTGGAATAATAAAGCCTAAGGTCGGGATGTCTCCTGAGATACTACTAGAAGCTGTGAAGGAGATGGTGTATGGTGGTGTTAACTTTATAAAAGAGGACGAACTTCTAGCTAATCCATCCCACTGTCCTCTCGAAGAAAGAGTACCACTAATAACATCTTGGTTGAAAGAGAATGCACCCGACGTTATATACTGCTTTTGTATAAATGGCGATAGCCCATATGCACTTGAGAGGGCAAAATTTGTTGCTGATAACGGTGGTAATGGTATTCATATAAACGTGTGGAGCGGTCTTGGAGTTTATAGAGCGATCCGTAAACAGAATCCAAATCTCTGGATACACTTCCAGAAAAGTGGTGATAAATTCTTTACTGACAGGAGGGCACCTTATCACATATATTGGCCAGTGATATGTAAGATTGCAGGTTGGTCTGGAGTAGACTCTATACATGCTGGAATGGTCGGTGGATATATGAACCAGGATGAGGAGGAGATAAGGGATGCTTTAGAAGTTCTTTGGAAATATAATATAGTTTCTGCACTAAGCTGTGGTATGCACCCGGGTCTGGTTGAATATATCAACGAAACACTTAGTAGTGTGGATTGGATGGCAAACGTAGGTGGAGCAATGCACGGTCATCCAATGGGAACTAGAGCGGGAGCTTTAGCTATGAAACAATCTATAAATGGAGATCTGGAAGGTGAGGAGTATTTAGCAGCTATAGAGAAGTGGGGTAAGAGAAAGTTTTCACCGGATCTAGATTATAGAATTTTTTGATGTCGAAATTAATTTCTCATAGAGGAAATATTAACGGACCAGATCCAGGCAGGGAAAATACAACTTGTTATATACAGGAAGCACTGGATTCGGGTTACGATGTTGAGATTGACGTATGGATAGACGGTACGTCAATTTATCTTGGACATGACTTTCCCGAAAATAAAATAACCCTCGAGTGGCTCCTGAAAAGAAGTGAAAGTCTTTGGGTTCATTGCAAAAATATACCAGCTTTAATTTATCTTAAGGATTATCCCACACTTAATGTTTTTTGGCACCAAAGCGACCTCGTAACAATAACCACGGGGGGATTTGTTTGGGCTTATCCAGGTAATCAACCAATTAAAAACAGTATTGCTGTTTTGCCTGAAGTTTATGAGGATCCCGTAGAAGGATGCTATGGGATTTGCTCTGATTACATCTCTTTATATCGATGAAAGTTGCTCTCCTCCTACCTGGACAAATTAGGGAAGCTAGTGATACCTATCCCTACATAAAGGGAAGGATATTGGATAGATTTAATGCTGATGTTTTTATTTCCACCTGGAACCCTTCAGATTCCATCAATGGGTCTTTGCACGCAGAAACGCAACACCTCACTGACACGTTGTCAATTGATACCCTTGTTAAACTTTATTCTCCAAAGTCATTAAAAACTGATGATTTTGAATCTGCTGGTATTAGCTCCCTTATAGAAAAAGCTTGGAGCTATGAAAAATTTGGACCACAAACAGGAGAGATTAACCCAGTGTCTGTTTTCTTGATGTGGTATAAGATAAAGCAAGCATTCCTTTTGATGAAAGAGTATGAAGACCTCTTGGGTGAAAGGTATGATTATGTAATAAAGGGAAGAATGGATATCAAAATACACAATCATATTCCTCTGGATTCTAACCTAAACACTATCCGTATTCCACCTGGTTATGATTGGAAGGGAGGAGTCAATGACATCTTTGCATGGGGAGATAGGGACTCTATGGAATATTACTGTATGATGTTTGATTTTATGGAAGAGTATATTTTATCTGGTATCTATTTCCATCCCGAGACACTATTAAGACATCATATCAAATCCTCTGAATATAATTTGACCAGACCTTTGGTAAAAGTGTCTCTTAGAGGCAAAAAAGTTTGGGAAACTGAGGTTGTTGGAGAGGAAATTATTAAAAAAAGTTATGGATATATAGAATCTAAGGGAAACTTTTGGAGCACTTAGAGATTAAATAAAGGATTTAAAAAAAACAATTAAGAGAATCATGAGCAATTTAGACATTTTCAATTTGGACGCTGAGGCGTTCGTAACAAAAACAAAAAAGGAGAATTCAGAAGGAACAGAATTTTACAAACCATACCCCGAAAACGGGAAGGATGGAGTTTATAAATCTTTGATCCGTTTTCTTCCTAATCACGTTGACCCTACAAAGTCAAAAATTCATAAGTACTACGTGTACTTAAATGATCCAAGCACAGGCGATGGATTTCCAGTAGACTGTCCATCAACAGTTGGTAAAAAGTCTGTTCTTAAGGACATGTTCTGGAAGCTTAAGAACTCACATTCAGCTGCTGATCAGGAACTTTCAAGAAGCTTTTCTAGAAAAGAAGATTACTACTCTTTAATTCAGATTGTACAGGATAAAAACAACCCTGAGATTGAAGGTAAAATAATGATCTTCAAATTTGGTAGAAAGCTTAATGACATGTTAGAAGCACAACTTAAGCCAGAATATGGAGACACGTGCAACCCTTTTGATCTATTTGAAGGAAAACTTTTCTCAGTACATACTAGAAAAGTTGGAGAATGGAATAACTATGACCTTTGTTCTTTTGTGGGTGATAGAGGACCTATTGAAATTAATGGCAAGAGGATGGAAAAAAATCAGGATGACATGAATACTATCATGGAGTATTTAAAAACGGGTCCTGATAATTTGACACAATTCGAATATAAAGACTGGGACGAAAATACAGCTGATCGAGTTATGAACGTAATTAAAAACACAGTTCCTGACGGTAGATTAGTTAATGAGGTACTCGGAGGAGCTAATCAGACTAGCTCTCCTACAACATCTTCTACTAGCTCTTCTAATGACTTTTACCAAGAGGCTTCTTCAACTAAGGTAGGCTCAGAGCCGGCTAAGAAAGAATCTGGAATTAGTCAACCACCAGCACCAGAAACATCATCGTCTCTAGACGACCTATACGCAGATCTCTAAATCTACCTGAATAGGGGCTAGCAATGTGAATTGCTGCCCCTTTTCTTTTTTTAACTAAAATTAAATGGGTTTATATGGATCTTGTAAGAATAAAGGAGCTTTTAGGTGGTATTTTAAGGAAAGAATTTGCTGGTAATCCTGGGAAACAAAACATTTATGAAGCGGGAAATAGGTTAAATATTTCTTGCCCCTATTGTGGTGATAGTACTACTTCTAGGAAAAAAAGAGGTAACTTCTACATAGATACTCTTACATACAAATGTTATAATGGAGGATGCGGCATTTATAAGGATGCTTATTCACTATTCAGGGACTTTCATATAGCTTCACAGCTAGAAGGAGACGAAAAAAGGGATATTATAGATCTTATAAAAAAGGGAAAGGAGAAGAGACAAACCACCTATGGAGATGTTGATATAGCATTTTTCTTCGACACTGATTTTAAGTCCGTAGTTATTCCAAGAGATTTCTTTATGGAATCTATGAAATTGCAAGAAGTTGCTGGATCTAAAATTGAAAGATACCTCATAAGAAGAAATCAGCAGGCGGATGAAAAATTTGCTTGGGACCCAGAGACTGGTAAACTGTATTTATTTAATCTTACTAAGGATAATGAGATATTAGGGCTCCAGTTCAGAAACATGGATTCAAACTACGGATCTAAGTATTATACGTATAAGCTTAGTGGTATATGGGAAAAATTACTAAAGACCAAAGACCTTAACCTTATAGAAGAGGCAAAGAAAATTGATCCAGTGTCTTCTGTTTTCAATGTTGGTAGAATATCCTTCGATAGAACCATAACAATTTTTGAGGGACCCATGGATTCTTGGCTTTGGAAAAATTCGGTGGCTTTGTGCTCTATAGAAAACAAATTCCCGTTTGACGTTGAGAATGTACAATACTGGTATGACTGGGATAGGGCAGGAAGACAAAAACACTCGGAACTTTTATCCGATGGAAAAAAAGTGTTCAACTGGAAGAAATTTTTAGTTGATCACGACCTTCCGATAAATAAGAAATGGGATTTAAACGATCTTGTAAACTACCTCCGTGCTAAGAGGATCAAAATAAAGAGATTGGATAATTATTTTACTGAGGAGATTCTCGATTTATCCGATTTCATATATGCTTGATATGCCAACTATAGACCAAACCCAAGAATGGGAAGAAGGATTAGATGAAAATAACGGTGATCTGAAATTCCCTGTTACTTTTCTTGCAAGTATTGGTGACGAATCCTTGGAGATAGAGAAGGTTAATATAGATATAGGAAATCCGAGGCTAAGAAAATCTTCTGTAAAGGAAATAAAATTGGGAAAAAATACTAATAAGAAAAAAGGCAACGAATTATTTTAATATGTCAGAACAACAGAAAACAGACTATGCAAAGCTCTTTGAAATAGAAAGAGGTGAGTGGAAGGAAAAAATACAAGTTATTGCTTTGAGTTTGAAAAGCATTAGAACTGTTGCAGAAGCTCAAGTTGACCTTTTTTCAAATAGACAAATTTTACTAGAATATAGCTATAAACTTGCACAGATTGTGAGTAAACTAGCAACAAAGGAGAGAAAGCTTAGAGCTTCTAAACTAAGGGATTATACAACCAATAGCGATGTAAGATATGGATCCAACGAAACTAAGCTTCTCATAGAGGGAGACGTTTCTGATATAGTTGAAAAAATACAATTAGTGGAGGGACATAGAAAATTTATAGACCAAACTATCCAGACTGTTGATCATATGTTGTATGGTATAAAATCCAGAATAGCTCTTGAGGACTATTTAAGAGCGAGTACTATAAAATAAAAAGGAGAATGTTGAGGTTTAATGTATCTGAGGATCAACAATGGCTTATACTAACACAGGCTGAGGACGAAATCGAAAAAAGACAGATAGAGATATCTTTGACTAAGAAAATACACAATTGGTATTTTCATCCATTGGTAAAAAAGAAAATCTGGGACGGAAACATATGCTTTATTGAGAAGAGGGGAGGTTTCTGGAAAGTACCCGTTGGTCTATGGAGAGAGGTCATGGAGATCGGAAATGAGTTTGATATTACGATTAATATAGATGGACTTGACAATTTAATATTAGGTGACTTATCGCTGGAGGAATTTCAGGGATGGGTTAACGAATTTTTCGAAGATAAGGAGATAAAGCCCAGAGACTATCAGATAGAAGCTGCTTGGAAGATTGTCAAATTTAGGTACTCTGTATCTGAGATTGCTACGTCTTCTGGAAAAACATTAATCTCCTTCATGATTTTTGCTTTTTTAAAGCAGAGGGGCATGATTAGAAAGTTCTTAATGATCGTGCCTAATACAAACCTAGTGTTCCAGGGAAATGATGACTTTATTGACTATGGCATTAGTGATCTTGGTGTGAGAATACAGCAAATTGGTGGAGGTAGTAAACTGAGGGAAGGATGTGATCTTATAATAGGAACTTTCCAGTCTTTGGTTAAGAAGGATGAAGATTTCTTTGAAGAAATAGATGCTGTATTTGTAGACGAAGCTCATCACACAAACTCGATGTCAATCAAAAAGATTGTTGCTAAGTGCATGCACAGTAAATGGAGATTCGGCCTCACGGGAACACTAACCAAAAGAGGTTCAGCAGATCATTTGACCATACAGCAATTCTTAGGACCTGTAGTTGTTGAAATATCTCCAGATTTTCTTTTCAAAAATAAACATGCAACCCCGGTTCATATAAAGGTTGTTAGACTGGACTGGCTGGATCAAGAGATTAAGCAGAAGCTTTCTGATCTGAAAGCAAATTCTCAAAATTTAGAGGGAAACGAACTGTACAACCTTGAGAGAAAGCTTGTAATAGAAAGTGATAAAAGGTTAAAGTATGTCGTTGATTTCATTGCTAAAACCTCTAAAAATTCACTGGTGCTCTTTCAATCAGTAAAGGACGAGTATGGTAAACAGATATGGAATAGGCTGAGAGAAATAACCAATGACAAAGAAGTATTCTACGTTGATGGAGACACAGACGAGTCACTTAGGGAGGAATATAAGTCAAGAATGTCTGCTGGTGAAAACAAAATACTTGTTGCAACCTATGGTACCTTTTCTACCGGTATCTCCATTAATAATTTACACAACATTTTCTTAGTTGAATCTTATAAGAGTGAAGTACTCATCAAGCAAAGCTTAGGTAGAGGAATGAGAAAGATGGAAGGAAAGGAAAAAGTGAACGTTATTGACTTTGTCGATGACTTTTCTTCTCCTAGATACAAGAACTATCTCATGAAGCACAGTGAAGCTAGGATAGAGATCTATAAGAACGAAAAGTTCAAGTATAAGATTTTTAATGTTAAGCTTTAACTCTTTTGTCCGATATATAGGATAAATGAGGAAAAAGATGCAGAACCTTAAAAACTTTGGGCAGTTCATACTAGAAGCTGATGAATATCCAGGAGCAAACGCTCGTATTAAAGAAATCAGAAGGAGAATTGAAGCTGAAACTGGTGAGGAAAAACTTTACCAGATGACCTATGACGAAGGAGGTGCTTTACAGAGACTTGTAAAAGGTGCTGTAGAAGGACTTCAAAAAATAGGAAAGGGAATTGCTGATCTTTTTGATTCTGGAAAAGCTGCCAGTATGGATGCAGATGGTCTTGAGAAAAATAAAGAACAGGTTCTTTCTAGATGGGGAGACTCGATCAAAGCTTCTGGGAAAAACAAGGACAAAGACTATGAGGAGTTTTATAAAAATGCTATCCTTAAGGGTAGATCCACCTTTGGAAAGGGATTTGATATAAACAATCCAGAGGGAAGAGAGCAGAAACTCTATAAGGACTATGTTTTTTCTGCTTCTAGCTATTTTGATGTAAAGTAATGAGAAATTTAGTAAAGTTTGGAGATTATATAAATCTCTTCGAAGGTGGAGCTGCTATCAAGGATTCCAGAAGGATAAGGGAGAGCGAGGTTCCAAAAACACTTGAGTCTATCAAAAGTATACTCTTTCCTATACTAGGTGGGGGAGAGATTGACAAAGAGTATCTAATTATTGGAAGTATAGGTAAAAAGAAAAACCAAAGTGATACCTCTGGTGATATTGATCTCGGGATAGATAAGAAATTTCTCTCGAAAAGCTTGGGTGTTTCTGAGGATGATGTTCTCGGTGCTTTGTATAAGAACCTTTCCGAAACACTCCACAATAAGCTTGGATTTGTTCCAGACCTAAAATTGATGAGGGGGATTAACGTACTCTCAATTGGTTGGCCTATAGAAGGAGACGAGTCTAAAGGAATAGTACAGCTTGACCTTATACCGATAGCTGATATGGAATGGGCTAAATTCATATTCTATTCACCAGACTATAGGAAAAACGAGAGTAAATATAAATCTGCACACAGAAACTGGCTTTTCCAATCTATTCTTTCCGCACTGAAGGAGGTTATCTCTAAGGATGATGATGGAGAAATAGAGGATTTTTATTCTTATGCTCTTAGACTAAGCGATGGAATATACAAGAATAAAAAATCTTTCCGAGGTGCAACCAAAAGACTAAAAAATCCAAAGACCATTAAGGGTGAAACCTCACTTATAACCAGGGACCCTGACAAATTTGTGGAAATGATGTTTGGTAGCGGTGTCAATAAGGTGGATCTTAAATCTTTTGAAGATGCCTGGAAAATAGTTTCCTCCCCCGATTATTTACATGCAGATAAGAAAGAGGAGATTAGAGATAATCTAGAAAGGTATTTAATTAATGGGGATTTTGATATTCCAACTGAGATAAAATAAATGGAATTTACTAAAAAACATAATGACCTTGTTTATGGAGCACTAGAGGTTTTTCTTGAAAAGGATTCACCCTCATTGGTTGCTCGGGAAGACAACGGCGTAATTTCATTTTCAACTATTCTTGGTTTAAATGGTACCATAATTAAAAATGAAGAAGGTGGAGCTAATATTTTATTAGATGGTGAAGACTATTACAAGATAGAAAAAGAAGTCTATGATCTTATAGATTATCAAATTGATGCACCAGAAATTGAATCCCTTTTGGAGGAATTAGCTATAATACACCAAATGGATTTACAGAAAAAATCGAAAATTCTTGTTGAAACTATCATAAGAGGTTTAGCAAAACTTATAGTTGATCAAAAGGTTTCTGTTGGTGTTGATGTACAACTAGGTCCTGTTTTGATCACTAACATTGGTAATATGGGAAATTTAAAAATTCTATTGAATTAAGGATGGCTGGAATTAATCACTTATACGATATTTATAACAAGAAAGGATCTGACTTTGTAAGTCAGCTCTTTAGTCAGTTTGTAACTATAAACGAAAAGATGGACGGATCTGCTTTTTCCTTTGAAAGGGACAAGGAGACTGGAAATTTTAAATTCTATAGAAGGGATCAAAGAAATCCGATAACTCTGGTAGATCGTACTTTAATGAAGTATTACGAGAAACCTATTCAGTATATAGAATCCCTACCCCCTAACATACTAGAAAAAATACCACGTGGGTGGAGGTTTGGATTAGAATATTTTGCTAACAAAAAACCTGTTGAGATTGTTTATGATAGACTACCGAAGAACAATTTAATTCTTTCGTATATTCATAAAATGGGAACTGGTGGAAAAATAGAGAGAACCATACAGGATGAGAACGAGCTGAATGACTGGTCTGATCTTCTTGGTGTTGAAAGACCTCCTATTATTTTCCAGGGATTATTAAACGAAGATCAAAAGTCTGATTTAATGGAATTTCTAAATACCCCTTTCAAGGAGCTTGTAGAAAAATTCAAAACCCAATCTTTCGTTCGCTATATAATTAAGACCCTTAATCCAGAATTAACTAAAACAGCTCTTAATGACGATCTTGACAAAGATGTTGAGGGAATAGTTTTTAGATTTGGTGAACTGGATGGGGATAGTGATACAGTTCTTGCCAAGATGGTAGATCCGATATTTACCGAGATTGCTAAGAAAAAATTTGCTGACAAGAAAGGTAAAAAGCCTTCCGATTTTTTGGGCATTACATTGCTGGATGTAATGAACTTTATATTGGAGAAAGGGCTTGCGGAATTTGAAGTTAATGGAGAATCGGAGGATGAAAGATACATCTCGTTTATAAGTGATGTCTTTGTTAAGTTTTTGGATGAGTATTCAGAAAAATATAAAGGTACTGATTTTGAAGAACCTGAATATCTAAAAAGGGATGAGTTTAGGCTTAATCGGGATAAAGTTAAAGATAGAAGGGTTTTAAAATATGTGGAGAAGGATGAATCCTTTGAATCATTATACAAGCTCATTCTAAATTCTTTTAGAAAGATTAAGACAAGAGCTGGTGGTATAGTTACATCCGGTATGAAGGATCAAATAAATCTTTTGATACAGGATATTAAGGATTATATAAAGAAACCTAAGAATGTTAATGAGTCCAAGTTTGTTAGCTTTGATGAGTTCCGGAGAGAAAATTCACCTTCTGTAGATTATCTACAGGAAGAAGACGAGGAAGCTGATACCAACGAGGACCCTTTCTTCTCATACCAGGAATTTATTAGCAAGCTGGAAACAATTGATAATGAGGAAATCCCCAAAGAGGTAGATCTTATTAAGGAAGAGAGCAAAGAAGAACTGAAACCTGTTAATGTTATAATGGGAAGATTCCAGCCATTCCACTTGGGTCACTTAAAGATGGCAAAGGAGCTTAAGGATAAGAATGATATGAATTCATATGCTGTTGTGGTATACCCAGGTCACAATAAATCTGGTAAATCCCCGTTTGATGAACAATCTATACGTAGATACATGGATGCCATTGTTGATAGTAACGAGGAAATTGACGGGTACATGATCGTAAATAGAGGTCTTTTAGGCTCTGCAATTGCTAAGCTTATAGATATGGGATATGATCCACATTTAATCGGAGCTGGTCCCGATAGAATAGACGATTACACAAAGCAGATCGACTACATTAAGATGTCTGACATAAAAGACAAAATTAGTGATGCCCTTGACATAGTAGAAACCCCTAGAGTAACTAGTGGTACAGAGGTGAGAAATGCTATAGAGGACGAAGATTTCTCAAAGTTTAAGAAAATGGTAACTAAGGAGGTTTCAAACCTTTACAACGATTTAGTTACGAGTGTCAAATCCTGATATATAAAAAAATATAAACTAAAAAGTGGATAAAAAAATACAAAATTTTACGGACTTTCTTAAATCTAACAAAGTGAATGAGGGAGACGGGTTTGGAACTTTTCCATTTCTTCTTATGAAGGATGGAGACATCTATAATTACCTATTCCAGCTCGAACTCGAGAATGGAGAACAAAAGGGATTTATGTTGGTTGTTGGTAAATACTCCAAATATGAATCAATGGAAGGCCCAAAAAACTCATATGCTGTTATGAGCATAAACGAGATTTCCCCAGAGGTTATTGAGGATATTGCTATTAAAAAATCTGATGTTCCTGATCTGAATGACCAGAAATTTAGTTTAAAGGATAATAATCTAAGCAGATTTTTGGAACAAATATCTAAGGCTCTTACAAATTACTTAGAGAAAAATCCTAAAGTTGTTCGTATATTTGATGAAATGCAAGATAATATGGATATTGAAAATTATGAGGATATGACTAAATCAGTTTTATTGTCATTCTTAGGTCCTGAATGGTCTATGCAAGAAGGATCCCACAAGGGGACATTTATTTTTAGCAGATAATCAAATCGAAACATTTATTACTAAACCCTATATAAAAAAGGAAAATTTATACAATTATGAAAAATTTTGATCAGATCAAAGAAGTTATGGAAGCTGCACAAGCTGACGTAGAAAAGTTTGTTGAGAAAGGAAACAAAGCTGCTGGTACTAGAGTTCGTCAGGCTATGCAGGAAATTAAAAAACTAGCTCAGCAGGTAAGATTAGATGTACAAGAGGCTAAGAACAACTCTTAATACTTAAACTACCAAAAGGTATAAGGCAGTCTTCGGACTGCCTTTTCTGTTTTTATCAGGAATGGAATAAAACACTAAAGTTGATATATAATAGGTAAAATTAAATGATATGGGATATTACGTAGCAAAAGTTAGTTTTGAATCAACTGAAACCAAAAGAAATGGTGATCCAGTAATTCACAGATCTGAATTTCTAGTTGCAGCTGAGTCTGTACTTGAGGTTGAAACAAAAGTAGCAGAGTTCCTGCAGGGAACCACTGGATTCTTTGAAACCACGCAGATTTCAAAATCCAAAATTGAAGCAGTTATAGAATAATGGCAAATACAGGCAGTTACATTCCCCCACAATCACCTATTGCTATCCAACCAGGAGACAAGGGATTTGAGATAGTTGGGAAGAGTTACAATAGATGGCTTTGGACTTATCCAGATTGGAAAAAGAAAAAGAAAAAGATCGTTGACCCTTCAGCCAACTGGGAACTAAACGCAAAGCCAATGTCTCCCGCAGAGATAAAGAAAAAGATGAAAGGTCTTTATTTACAGGAGGACACCGATAAGAAAGTAGAGGAGAGCATGAAAATCATTACTCCCTACGAAAAATATAAGATTTGAAATGCCCTCAGTTAGTAAAGCACAACAAGCAATTATGGGTCAATCTTGGGCTCTAAGACAAAACGATCTAAAGCTCAAGGACATCAATCCTAAATATAGAAAAGAGATTGAAAAGATTGCCTTTGGGTATAAAGACGAGGATGGGAAGTTCGTTGCACCCATGACTGACAAGGAGCTAAAAAAGTTTGCAAAAACGAAGTCTAGTGATTTGCCTGAGAATGTGAAAGACGGTAAGCCAGTGGAAGAGAAAAAATTCACCCCTGGAATGGCTAGTTCCAAGGGAGTTCCAACATTCACTCCGAGTATCACTTTTGGTGGTGAAATTAAGCCTATTATACCTTATCTAGATACGGATGCTAAAAAGGATAAGCCAGGTAAGAAAAACCTCGAGAATCTGAAGGATTATAGAGACTGGATAAAGGAAAGAAAGAAGGGATGATAAATCTTTTTGAATTTGACAAGTATGATCCTAAATCTGAATATCTTGAGGATGAGAGGAGAAGCATAGATCTCAATAAGATAAGAAAATCTGATGCATATAGGGATATTATAGATCTTGGATTTTCTGACGATACCTCAGATCAGCAAGAGCTAAATAACACACTTAAGTTCAGAAGGAAGAGACAGCCAGAGGTTGATGGGTATGGTGAAGTCTTTTATACTGTACATCCAACTGGTGTGGTAAGAAGATATAACCCAATAGCATCATCAGAAACCCCAGAGGGACAAGGTAATGCAATAAGAACCTACCCAGATCCATTCAGAAATGGAAAGGAATATAAAAAAGCCTTGAGATATCTTTTCAATTACTTAAGAAGGAAGGAATTGAGGAAAGATTATAGATAGATATAATAAACTAAAGAACACCAATATGGGATGCGGATGCAATAAAAATAATCAAGCTCAGCCTACAACTACTCAGGTTAAAAAACAATACGATGATCTTACAGGTAAGTTTGTTTTAGATAATAGTGGTAACAAGCTACTTGTAATCTCTCCTATATACGATTCTTACAAAGATGTTGTTGGTTATACTGTAAAGAATGAGGATGGAAATTCTCTAAGGATCTTTGCTAAGAATGTTCAAAAAATATTAGAATAATGATAGAATCAATGTATTATCCAACAGGAAACTCTACTAGTGGAAGAACAATTGTTTGTATGTGCTGTGAAGGAGATACCCCAATTATGGAAGATCAGGAATCACCAGATTCGATAGAGTCTAAAATCAAGGATTGGCTTGATGAGAATAACTATTGTGTTGAGAAATGGCAAATGGATGAAAAAATGAAAAGCTGTGGTTGTGAGGGGTACGAGCTACAAGAAATGGAAGGTGGTGCACCTGCAGATGGTGGGGGAGGAGCATTTGCTACTCTAGGTACTACACAAGGAATGGGTAACGTACAAGCTCCTTCGTCCGGAGGAACCAATGCTGATTTTTATAGTGGATCTGTTGGATCTGGAGATAAATTCCCATCTTTAACAGTTGGTACTCCTGCAGCAGGGAAGGGTAACAAAAAGAAAAAGAAGAAAGACCGTGTGGTTAAAAGCTTCGAGGATTTTAAGGAAATGATGAAGTCTTTGCAAAAATAAGACGAAAAGTCATAAGATAATGCTTAAAGGTGTCAAAAAGGCACCTTTTTCTTTGTTTTTTAGTAATGGAATAGGTTTTGAACTATCATATGAAAAAAATAAAAAAAAATGAGCAGATCAACTATTTACAACCCATTGGAAATGATGGAAAAAATCTTAAACAACACAAATCCAGTAATCCAGAGTAGAGGTCATTTTGTAGATGAGAAGGATAGCGAATATTTACTAGAATTGCCAGTTGCTGGATTTACACGGGAAGATATTTCGGTTGAGATCGACGGAAACCTTCTAGTTATAAGTGGAGAGGATAATGAATCTTATTGGACAGACGATTTTGTTAAAAAGTTTAAGCTCCCTATTGGTGCTGATCCAGATTCTGTAAGTGGTAAGATATCTGATGGTATTTTAAAAATTAAGATATCTAAGAAGAAAGAATCTATGCCAAAGAAAATTAAGATCTCTTAATTACGAAATTTTTCTTAATTTAACTTCTAATAAAGCTCGATAACTAAAATATTGAGCTTTATTATTATGTCTAGAGAGAAAGAAATGTTTGACAGATTTGCTAAAGAGGTAGCATCTGAGATTATAGCAAAAGAGAATGACCCAGAATATGTTATGGTCCTGGATAGGATATCAGTAATAAATAAGCTTTCTACAATCATGGGAAAGAACTATCCGGACACGGCTTCCTTATTTGACCAAAAGGTCAACTCGTATATTAAGACTTTAAAAAACAGACTGTGAGAGAAAGACTCATTCAGGAGGATTATTTAGAAAGCCCTTGGAAAATGAGTGTGATCTGTATACTACTGAACCAAACAACAAACCATCAAGTTAGAAAAGTTCTTGATGATTTGTTTTTACTCATTAAATCTCCAGAACATTGTTCAAGTGTACCTGCGGATAAAATTTATCAGATCATAAGATCTACTGGATTTGGTAACGTAAAGTCTAGAAGAATCATAGAAATGAGCAAAGCTTGGATTCTTGGCTTTGATAAGGTTGAGGATCTTCCGGGAATAGGTAAATACGGTAAGGAATCATGGGAAATTTTTGTAAACGGTAAAAGTGATTTCGTACCAACCGATAAAAAGCTAAAATCCTATTTAGAAAGATCTAATGATCTTAATTAAATCTGGGTGTGGGAAACAACCGAATTTATCAACTCTAACGTTTGTGTGTGACCACAAACCTTGACCTCCTTTTAGAGCATCGTCTGATAATTCAAATCCTCCATATACTCCGAAGTTATTCATCTCTTTCTTTATGCCCCTTTTGAGATCTATTTCATATTTTTCGCTAAGATATTGGATTAAGTTCTTTAATGACTTAATCTGAGAATTTGTGTATGAGTGGTAATATCGGATTCCTCTAAATGGGTTCTCTAATTCAGTAACTTGACTTTTAGCTACCTTTATGCTGGTGTGTGTGTAGAAATCACCAGACTCCGTTTTTGTAAGAGGACCATAGTTGCAAATCTCTATCCCGATACTCTTTTGATTTAGAAATGTGTTGTTTTTTGCTTTTATAAAAAGGTGGTGTGACCACATCTCCTCGTCAAAAGCTCTGTATACTAGGCCATCATATTTTCTATCACCTTTCCCAGAAGGATCTACACCCCCTATTACAAAGGCATTTGCTGACCTTATCTTATTGGTTGAGTTCTTGCGATCTCTACCCCATGACTCGATTAGCCAATCTGGTCTATAATGACCGTTGGAGTCGTGTATAAATAACGAGTCTTTTGGGTGTGGTTGATCATAATAAGCACCCTCGAAAAGACTATGGTCTACTATATCCAAAGTTATACTTCCTTATTTTATTCTGAGGTTTTAGCATTAGCTGAAAGCTCCTCGTGAATTCTTTTCTTTACGTACTTGATTATCTCTTTGGGTTCTTTACCATCCTTCATCATGCTGGTAAATTCTTCCTCCTCAGCCAATGTGTCTAGGTAGTTGTAAAGATCTGTGCTCTGGAACATAGCATCCACTACTTGTGGGGTTTGCGTATATGCAGGTCTATAGTTTCTTGAGTTCACGTTATCCTTGTACCATTCTCCTGGTACAACCACACTTCCCGGTGCGGACGAAATATAATATTCATTAAGGAATTTCTCGAAACTTTTGACCCTGCTTTCCATAAGTATTGTATATATCTTTTTTGGTCAAAGCCAAATTGAGATATCTCAATTTTATTTCATGATAGTAGATATAGAAAACAAAGGGACTTATTTAAAAGTATCATCCTTTTCGGAAGAAGGGGATTTAATTTTTATTGATGTTCCAGTTCCGGAGAAAGAGAGATTCATCTGGGAAAAATGCTCCCCAGGAGACAGAAGAAAGGAATCTGATTGGCAATCATGGGACGGCGTTCCAGTTAGGAAGGTAAAGACACAGAAGTATGACAAATACAGGATGGTTCAGATTCTTGAAGAGGCAGATCCGGAATTAACAAAATCTCTTTGGGATTTCCAAACCCCAAAGAAATACTTCGTCGACATTGAGGTTGAAATGACCGATGAGATGGGGGATTCACTAGACACTGCTAATGCAAAGAACAAGATACTTTCGATTGGGATTGCTACTGATAAGTGTAAGTCGATTATACTTGGTCTAGATCCACTTAGTCCGAAAGAGCAGGCTGAAATATATGACAAGACCAACGAGTATCTAAAACCCATGGGTGACGAATGGTCTTTCAAATATCACCAATTCGAATCAGAGTATGATATGCTCTATACCTTCTTCAAGAAATTGGCACCTAAAATGCCACTAATAACTGGATGGAACTGGTTTGGATACGACTGGCCTTATTTGGTTAATCGTGCTAGGAGACTTGGCATCGATCCCAAAGTAATTTCCCCAGCCAATTGGCTTATAGGAAAGAACAATCTACCCATGCACCTATTAATGGTCGATTATCTTGATATCTATAAAAAATGGGACAGAACAATTAAGATCAAGGAGAGTAATAGATTGGACTACGTAGCGGAAAAGGCTACAGGATTGAAGAAGATAGTATACGAAGGATCTTTAAGGGACCTTTACCAGTCCGACTTCCCTAAATTCATTCTCTATAACGTCATTGACTGTGCCCTTGTTCATTATATCGACGTGAAGCTTAAAACACTACTGACATACTTTAAGATTGCAAATTTGAATAGAGTTGAAATTAGTAGAGCACTTTCTCCAGTATGGGCTACAGAGGTAATGATGCTCAAAAAATTCTTGGAAAGGGGTCAGGTCTTTGTCAATGAAAGAAAAGAAGAAAGTCACGTGAAGTTTATTGGTGGATACGTCAAAGAACCCATCAAAGGACTTCATGAATGGGTTGCTTGTTACGACTTTGCATCCCTATACCCAAATACTATTGTACAGTGGGGAATTTCTCCGGAGGTCTATAAAGGAAAATTGGGAAAGGATGTTTCTGAAGCTAGAGATGGATGGGTAAAAACTTCATCTACAGCTCTCTTTGGTGGTGATGACGAAAGCCCAATTTTAAAGACTATAGTTAAGGATCTATATTCAAAAAGAAAGAAAACGAAAAAAAGAATGCTGGAATTGCAGATAGAAATTGACCAATTGGAGAAACAATTGAAAAAATTAACGTAGAACTTTTCCAAAATTACCGCACTCTAGGGACCCACTTGATATATAGAAAACCTAGATACGGGAAAGGATTAAAAAACTTATTGTAAATAATAAATATGGCAAACACAGATAACCAATGCTCAGACCTACAGATCAAAAATCTTTATCCCGAATCGAAAGATACTCTAGGTGACATTTTAAATCTACAAGCAGAAACTCAGGAGAATGTTTATGGATACAACTTCAAAGAAATGTCTTTGAGGGAACTCATGGAATTCTGGCACATGAACAATCACGCTCTCATTGATGAAATACACGAGGCAACGGATGCTCTTGGTGGAATCAAAGATGGTGGTGGAAACGCCATTTGGAAAAAATGGAAATCTGCATATTCAACTTATTCGGATCTGAAGTTTTCAGAACTTTCAGAATCTGATAAGGTAGAATGCAAATTTGAGATAGTTGACATGCTACATTTCTTTATGAATTATGCAGCCTCGATTGGGATGACAGCCCAAGAGATGTACAATATGTACATGAGTAAGAACGAGGAAAACCGCCGAAGACAGGCAAATAATTATTAAACTAAAAAAAACAAAGTATTAAATTATGAAGGAGGACTATTCGCTACCGGAACCGATATTGGAGGAAAATGCAAACAGATTTGTCATTTTTCCAATAGAACAACATGAAATATGGGACATGTACAAAAAACAGCAGGCTTGCATCTGGACTGCTGAAGAAATTGATCTTTCTGCTGATATTGATGATTGGAGAAACAAGCTTAACGATAACGAAAGACATTTTGTAAAGCATGTACTAGCTTTCTTTGCTGCTTCCGATGGTATAGTAAACGAAAATTTGGCTGAAAATTTTGTAAGAGAAGTACAATATTCGGAAGCAAAGTTTTTCTATGGCTTCCAGATTATGATGGAGAATATACACTCTGAAACGTATTCACTCCTTATTGATACTTATATTACAGATCAGCAAGAGAAAAAGAAATTATTCAATGCGATTGAAACCATTCCTGCTGTGAAGAAAAAAGCTGATTGGGCTCTTAAATGGGTAGAATCAGAACATTTCCAGGAAAGACTTGTAGCTTTTGCTGCAGTAGAGGGTATATTCTTTTCTGGTTCATTCTGCTCTATCTTCTGGCTTAAAAAGCGCGGATTAATGCCTGGTCTAAGTTTCTCTAACGAGCTCATTTCTCGTGACGAGGGAATGCACTGTGATTTTGCAGTTTTGCTCCACAATAATTATCTTGCTAATAAGGTTTCAGAGGAAAGAATTAAGGAAATCATTCTAAGTGCTCTTGAAATTGAGAAGGAATTTATTACAGAGTCATTGCCAGTTAAATTAATTGGTATGAATGCAGATCTAATGAAGCAATATTTAGAATTTGTCGCTGACCGATTATTGGTTGATCTTGGATGTTCTAAGGTCTTCAATTCGGAGAATCCATTTGACTTCATGGCAAACATTTCATTACAGGGCAAAACTAACTTCTTCGAGAAGAGAGTTGGTGAATACCAAAAAGCTGGAGTTATGGACTCTACTGAAAATACGTTCGATATGGACGTAGACTTTTAAAAATAAAATAAAAACATGTACGTAACTAAGAGAGACGGATCCAAAGAGGCTGTTAGATTTGATAAGATTTCTAACCGTGTAAAAAAGATGACATACGGTCTAAACAGTGATTTTGTTGACTGGATGGGAATTTCACAAAAGGTGATTGCCGGTATTTATGACGGTATATCAACAGGTGAGCTTGACAATCTTACTGCTGAAACAGCAGCATCATTAATACCAAGCCATCCTGACTATTCCATTTTAGCAGCAAGAATAGCAATATCAAGGCTTCATAAATCAACGAAGAAAAAATTCTCAGAAACTGTCGAGGATCTTTATTCCTATATAGACCCTGAAACTGGAAAGGCAGCGGGTTTAATCGGAGAAGAGACCTATCAGGCAGTAATGAAGAATAAGAACAAGTTTGATTCTGCTATCATTCACGACAGGGATTTTGGATTTGAATACTTTGGGTTTAAAACTTTGGAAAAGAGTTATCTATTAAAGATGCATGGTATCCCAGCAGAAACCCCTCAGCATATGTACATGCGTGTTGCAGTGGGAATTTGGGGCGAAGATACTAAGAATGTCCTGAAGACATATGAGCTTCTCTCTACTCATATGATGACACATGCAACTCCAACTCTGTTTAATTCAGGTACAAAGAAACCTCAGCTCTCTTCTTGTTTTCTATTGACAGTACAGGAGGATTCAATTCCTGGAATTTATAAGACTCTTTCCGATGTTGCTATGATTTCTCAAAATGCTGGTGGAATAGGATTAGCTATACACAATGTGAGAGCTACTGGTTCTTACATCAGAGGAACTAATGGTAAGTCCAATGGTATTGTTCCGATGCTTAAGGTATTCAACGAAACGGCAAGATATGTAGATCAGGGTGGAGGTAAGAGAAAGGGATCTTTTGCTATTTACTTGGAACCGTGGCACGCTGACGTTGAGGATTTCTTGGATTTGAGAAAAAATACAGGTAAGGAAGAAAGAAGAGCTAGAGATTTATTCTTGGCACTTTGGGTTTCTGACCTTTTTATGGAAAGAGTTGAGAAGAACGAAAATTGGTCGCTGTTTTCTCCTTCGGAAGTTCCGGATTTGCATGAGGTCTATGGACAAGAATTTAACGAAAAATATCTAGCAGCAGAAGAAGCTGGTAAAGCTAAGAAGACCATAAAAGCAAGGGAATTATGGTCTAAAATTATAGAATCTCAAATAGAAACTGGAACCCCGTATATTCTTTATAAGGATTCTGCTAACAGAAAATCAAACCAACAAAATCTTGGTACCATAAAATCTTCGAACCTCTGTTGTGAGATTATAGAATACACTGACAAGGATGAACAAGCAGTTTGTAATCTTGCGTCTATACCAGTAAACAAGTTTCTGAAATCCACAGATGCAAGAACAAATAAGATACTAAGAGGAAAATGCGATGTTGACCATGATTATCTTTATGATGTTTCTTATCAAACTGCAGTTAACTTAAATAAGGTTATAGATGTTAACTTTTATCCTACACCAGAGACAAAAAGGTCTAATATGAAACACAGACCCATTGGGATTGGAATACAAGGACTTGCAGACCTTTTCGCTACGATGGGAATACCGTTTACATCTGAAGAGGCTAGAAGGGTTAATTCAGAGATATTTGAAACTATCTACTTTGCTGCTATGACAGCATCCAAAGACTTAGCTAAAAAGTTTGGTGCTTATGAAACCTTTGAAGGGTCTCCTTTAAGTGAAGGGAAATTCCAATATAACCTATGGCAAGTAAATGACGAGGATCTTTCTGGGCGTTGGGACTGGAAAAAATTAAGGAAGGAAGTCGTGAAGAGTGGTGTAAGAAACTCTTTGCTTCTTGCACCTATGCCGACTGCTTCGACTGCTCAAATAATGGGTAACAACGAGGCTTTTGAGCCTTTTACATCAAATATTTATACTAGGAGAACTCTTAGTGGTGAATATGTAATCATTAATAAACACCTAGTAAGAGATTTAATTGCTCTTGACCTATGGGACGAGGATATGAAGAATATGATTATTATACACAAGGGATCTGTTCAGCATATACCAAACATTCCAGACGACATCAAAGAAATCTATAAGACTGTTTGGGAACTCAAGCAAAAAGATCTAATAGAGATGTCAGCCGATAGAGGTAAATTTATCTGCCAATCTCAATCTTTAAACTTGTTTATCGAGGGTGTAAACGCAGCTAAATTAACAGCTGCTCACTTCCATTCATGGAAACTTGGTCTTAAAACAGGCATGTATTATTTAAGAACAAAAGCTGCTGTAGATGCACTTTCAGGCCTTGGTATAGACACAAGTAAATATAAAGATGTAAGGAAAGAGGAACCAAAACCAGATCCCAAACCAGAGGTTGTTGAGGAGAAGACTAAATCAGCAAGCGAAGAACTAAAGGCACTTGCAGATCAGACTATGAATGATTTATCCTGTAGTCTTGACAATCCGGATGATTGTCTAGCTTGTGGTTCATAAAACAATCTAATTACTAAGATGAATAAAGTTAAAAATTTTGAGAGCTTTGTAAACAAAGACGATATAAACGAAAGGGAAATACCAGATAAGCAGGGAGAAATCCTTGTTATTCTGGGACCTCCTGGTTCTGGTAAGGGAACTATATCTAAGAGGTTAGTGGACAAAAATGACTTTACACACATTTCTACTGGGGACCTTATACGTAATTCAGAAGACGAGGAGCTTAAGAAGATTGTAAAAAAAGGCGACTTCATACCAGATAGAGTCATGGTAAGGATGTTAAGAAAAGCATTAGGTAAAGCTGATCTTGAGAAAGGAATTATTATTGACGGATTTCCGAGAAATGTTAAGCAATCCAAGATGTTGGATTCTTTGCTTGGGAAAATGGGAGTAGGACTTAATCATGTTATTTACTTGGACTTGGATGAAGATAAAGCCAAGGAAAGGATTTCCAAGAGATCTGAAAAGGAAAACCGTGATGATGATAAAGATACTGAGGTAATATCCAAAAGGTTTAATGAATACAAGGAAAAGACTCTCCCTCTTATTAAAAAATACAAGAAAAGCAGAAAACTCGTAAAAATAGATGCTTCTAAGAAAATAGAAACCGTTTATAAACAGCTCCTTAATAAGATAGGTCTCCAATACAAATCAAAGGATGAAGGAAAAAAAGAAAAAACTTCCTGATAGTATTATTTATGATGAGGAAAGTGGAAAATATGACGCTTTTCTTAAGCCATATGCTACTTCAGTTTCCTCTCCGAAAATAGATATATCTGGACTTTCTCTATTTAAACAAAGAGCAGCAGCCAACTCAAATCATAAATTTGGAAAAAGAGCTGAAGAGATCAAAGAACAGATCTCTTCTCTACTTAAGGAGTTTGAGGATAACGAGCTTGTTTGGAATTCTAACATGTCCTTTGAAGCACATATAGGAACTGAGATATATCTCTATGAAAATTCTAAAGGTGAAGTTTTTTCAAGCTTAATATCACCACGGGAGTGGGGAAGAAAAATACCATATTATGGCCACTTTAAGCTAGATACAGACTACTCCTGGAAAAGAATAAAAGATAAAGATGAGCGTTCATAAAGAAAAAGTAATTGAGGATTTTCTTTCTCAGATTCAGTCTGAGATAGACCACAATAAAAAAGTAAGTCTTTCTGAGAAGGATCAACTTGATACCATACTGGAAGTTATTTTAAATTATCTAAAATATTTTTCCGACGTACATATAAAGATACCCAAGGTTATAGGTGGTAAACACCCACATGTTATTTTCGATCTCCCAGATACGGATGTTGATGATCTGATGTCTATAATAGAGAAATCTTTTATGGAGCTTGGGGTTAGATTTAAGAGGCATAGATTCCAGGGATCTCTTCCTTTATTTTCCGCTAAAAACAGCACAATTCCTGGACTCCTGTATGGACGTGGATATTTTTTATTAACTTTTTCCACCAGGTTTAGAAAATCTGGTTCTAGTTTAAAGATAGAATGTCTAAGGGAAAACCAGGTAGTTAAAGTTCTTGATGGGAAAATAGATAACTTAACCCTTGTTTACTGGAACGGAACTGGTATGAGCAGAACTTCGTTAGATCCAATCTGTGAAAAAGAGAAAGAAAGAGCTATAAAATTGTCTGATGATGAAACCGGATATGTAACAATAGATTTGGTTTCTAAAAGGAAAGGTAAAAACATAAAAGCTGTTGGCGATTTTACTTTAACTCTAAATGACGAATTGATACTTGAGAGAATTACCTCATTAGATAGAGGATAAGGATGAAATTTTTCTAATTATTTGGATATAAATAGAAACGATATTATTTAAAGTTTCTATGGCATCTAAAACCAAAAAGAAAAAATCAACAAAGATTTCCAAGCAATCATCATCTAAAAAATTAACACATTCCCAGAATCTTAATAATTCTGATCAAAGCCAACAAAGCATAAGTTTATGTTTGGTGATGATAGTAAAGGACGAGGGTGATACCATAAGAAAGTGTTTGACCCAGGTTGCTCCATATATTTCATACTACGTAATAGTCGACACCGGTTCTTCTGACAATACAATTGATGAGATCAATTCAACTATGGAGGATCTAGGTATTGAGGGAGAGGTTCACGAAAGACCTTGGGTTAATTTTGAAGTAAACCGTACTGAAAGTTTGGAACTGTCAAAGGGAAAGTGTGATTATAGATGGATAATCGATGCGGATGATACTTTCCAGTCCCCTAATAATGGAGTAAACCCATTTCATAGTTTGCCAAAAGACGTAGACTGTTTTCAAATCCTCTATAGGTTAAATAATTTACAATATCACCGTGCTCAGATTGTAAAGTCAGATCAGGATTGGGTTTATAAAGGGGTACTTCATGAATATTTGGATTTGCCTGGTAAGGAACAATTAATACAGTATCAAATACCATCGGATAGATGTCACGTGGATGCAGATATCAGCCCTCTTAAAAGAGCCAATAGTCTGGAGGAAAAATATGCAAACGATGCGGAGATTCTGGAAAAAGCACTAAAAGATGAGCCTGAAAATGCTAGATATATGTTTTATCTAGCTCAAAGCTACAGAGACTCTGGGCAAAAGCTTAAGGCTATAGATGCTTATGAGAGAAGAATAGAAGCTGGTGGATGGGAAGAAGAGGTTTATTATTCAATGTACATGATAGGGAAGATAAAGGAGCAACTTGGTAGACATCCTGATGAAGTTATACAAGCTTACTCTCGTGCTTGGGAATATAGACCAGAAAGGCTCGAAGCAGTTTTCCACGTAATGAGAAAACTTAGGGAGAGGGGAAGATGGGTTCTTTCTTTTACTTATGGTAATATGGCAACAAAAAATCCAGGCACATCTGATATTCTATTTGTCGAACCAGAAGTTTGGCAATGGAGACTTTTGGATGAATATGCATTATCTGCCTTCCACACTGGAAATCCTGAGGTTGCCTTTGAAAAAACTGAGGCTATTATAAAGATGGATTTCTTTCCAACACTACCAGAGAATGAAAGAAATAGAATACTTAAAAATCTTGATCATTACAGGAAAGCAGCTGCTCAGAAGGCAGAGATGTTAAAAAGCAAAAAATCCAAGTAAAGTCTAATAGCAATTCTATGGCAAAGATACTGTCTATTTCAGCAGTTACACACGATTGTGGTGTAGCTTATATTGAGGATGGAAACATTAAATACGCTTTTGAGGAAGAAAGGTTTAAAAGAGTTAAGGGTGTATTTAACCAATTTGCTTTTCCTGACTACTCGTTGAAAGCATTAGGTGATGTAGGAATATCCCCGTTTGATGATGATGTGATAGTAGTTATGCCTAAAGCAGTTCTATGTGGTTTGGATTACCTGGAGAAAATAGTGGAAAAAAAGGATATCTTCCTATACGGACATCACTATTCACACGCATGTACAGCTTATTACCTTTCGGGATTCAGTGAGGATACTCTTGTTTTGACTTACGATGGTGGAGATGGCAATGGTATTTCTGACAGTGTGCTGGATGCTAGTGTACTTCAAAAGATAAGAGGTCAATCTTTACCTAGGAGAGAACCAGATGTCCCTGAGGAGGAATGGATAGAATTAGCCAAAGTAGCAAAAAAATCCGAAGATCTTCCATGTCAGTTGCAAATATGGGAGGATTCATGGTGGTATAAACCAGAGCATACCCAGAGTAGTTGTAGGGCTTCTCTGTATATTGGAAGCGAAGGTAATCTTACCATGAAGGAGGAGGTAAGAGGTTTTGATTCGATAGCTGCCTTCTGGAATTCATTTTGTCATTTATGCGGGATGTTTGGTGGTAAGGACGAGGGTAAGATCGTAGGCTTAGCTGCACAAGGATCTTTCAACCAAGAAATGTATGATTCCTTGGGTGATTATTTTAAGTATGATGGAAGTCTACAATGGAAACATCACGGACCATGCTACTCCTATTTTACTTCTTTGGATTTAAAGGATTCAAATGTTAGGAAGGATGCTTCCTATATGCTTCAATATCTTACTGAAAATTACTTCTTGGATGCAATACAGGATATCAAGAAAAAATATCCGCACATAAAAAAATTAGCTCTTGCTGGTGGTTTATTTTCTAATGTAAAGGTTAACCAAAAAATAAACGAGCTTTCAGAATTCGATGAGATCTTTATCTCTCCTGGTATGACCGACGGTGGCCTTGCACTTGGTGCTGCAATAGCTAAGGCAAATGAATTGGGAGAGTTCGATGTCTGTAGTATAGACAATGTTTTTTGGGGTAATGAGACAAAAGTTTCTGAAGTACCTGGTGAATTATCTATTTCCAAATTTTCAGCAGAATACATTGCCAAATCTTTAGAAATGGGCAAGGTTGTTGGTGTTTTTTCAAATCGGAGGGAGTGGGGTCCAAGAGCTCTTGGTGGGACTTCGATATTATTCGATCCGCGAAGGAATGATGCACAGGAATATGTAAACAGAAGGTTAAACAGAAATGAGGTTATGCCTTTTGCCCCTGTTGTGATGGATGGATTTGAGAACATTCCCTTTCATTGCTATAAATCCAAGTATGCTTCTCAATTCATGACTATATGTTATAATGTAAAGGACGAATGGGTCCACAAGATACCTGGGGTTATTAATAAATTTGATAACACCTCGAGGATTCAGATTGTCAAAGAAAATAACAAACCTTTTTTCCCGATACTTCTGGAATTTAACGACATAACCGGAATACCTGTTCTTATGAATACCTCTTTTAATGTTCACGGGGAACCCATTATAAATACTTCTGTTGAAGCATTTAAACATTTAATAGATGGCGTTGTAGACATATTAATAGTCAATGAAAATGTATACGAGGTATCCTCTCAAAATACCTCTATATTCGATACCTAGGCGATATATAGATTATGGAATTAAAAAAATTTACCACGTTCACATCAGATAACATAAGTGAATCTCTAAGGTATCATATCGATGGGGGTCTTTCTTTGATGGAGAGCGTTTATAGAATAGAATCTGACTCCTGGTTGGATTTAATTAACGAATCTAGGGTTCTTTGGTTAAACGAGGAGATTGACCTAGATATGGATGACGTTTTTCTCATAAGTACTGAAGCGGGTTCTAGAGGTCTTTATAAGGAGGAAGAGGTAATTCTGGATGTTCCTTTTGAAATTAATGAGGAAGAATATCAAGGGAGAAAGGTAAAATTGAATAAACCTTTTAGAACTACCGGTGAATCTAGAAAATTTGCGGTTTACACTAAGAATGGAGACGGTAAGGTTGTCAAGGTAAGATTTGGTCAACCTGGACAAAGGATAAAAAATGATGACAAGAAGGCTTCTAAATCTTTCAGAGCCAGGCACAGATGTTCAGATCCAGGACCTAAATGGAAACCTAGATACTGGTCTTGTAATGTTCATAGGTACCATAAACTACTGGGACTCAAATCTAGCAACCCGTGGTAAACCCATATAGTGAGGAATTAATCTCCGAGAATGAAATAGTAAGAACATTCTCTCCTGATATATCAGACCTTGAATTAAAATGGCACCAAGATTGGGAGGATAGAGACGTTGAATTTCTTAATGAAAACGATTGGAGCTATCAGTTTGACAACGAATTTCCGAAAAAGTGCGAGGGATTGATTTTTGTAAAATCTAGATCTTGGCACAGATTAATTAAGGGAACTACTGAACTTAAGGTTAGGATATACAAACACATCAGCTCAGGAGATATATAAAAAAACAAATTTTAAGAAATGAATAACCTAAAATTATACGAAGAATTTAGTAAATCTCTAAACGAAGCTGCTACGCTAGTTTATGACGAGAGCAAGTTTAGAAAGAATGTTAATATAAGACCAGAGATGGAACTTAAATATTCTGAAGTAATTCCTGCTTTGAGGGATATGCTTGCACAGAAGGAGTCTGGACAAATTGAAAGTATCACAATCATAGCTGACGTACCAACACAAGGAAAGGGTGCTCCTGACTACGTTCAGGATATAATCAACAAGGAGAGAGAAAGACTTGCAAGACAGTATAAGTCAACTATCGGGAAAAAAATAGATGGTAGTGAAGACCCAAAAGACTTTGACTTTGACCTAAATAGGTTTGGAGACAAAAGAACTATCTTCTTCGATTCTGAATTCATAGTTGATAGAATAGAAAACATAGAGGGTAAGGATTACGTTATTGGTATCCCAGCATCACTTAAGGATAAAGGGTATGAGGCAAAGATTCTACCTATTAAGATCGAAGAGATTTACTTCGATCCTGCTGGTGAATAAAATAAAACCATAAAAACAATATAAAGCGGGTCCTCCCGCTTTTTTTGTGAAATTATATTCAATAAAGATCATATAAAAACCAAATAACAACTTTAATGGCAACTAAAGATATCCAGGTACTTTCTGATTTTGAACACATCTTAAAAAGACCAACCATTTACGTGGGATCTGTTAAATTGAGTGAAGAACAGATTCCAATAGTAAAAAGCGACAAAATACTATCGACCTCCCACCAAATATCGGTTGGTATGTACAAATTGTTTGACGAGGTTTTTTCCAATTCCATAGACGAAGCAAAAAGGATGAAAAAGTCTATGGATTCTATAACAGTGGAGGTTAACTCGAAAATCAATAACATAAAGATTACCGACTCTGGTGAGGGTTTTATAAATGGATCTACAATCAACAAGAAAAGTGGAATGAGCAACATCGCAACCGCAGTATCTATGTTGAGAGCTGGTTCTAACTTTGATAATGATGATGTAGCAGAAACCCTTATTGGTACAAACGGTATGGGTGTAAGTTTAGTTAATGCTATGTCTAGCTTCTTTTCTGTTGAAACCACCAATTCAAAGGAATATTATTATCAGGAATGGAATAAGTTCAAAGCAGCAAAACCGAAAGTCCTAAAGAGAGGAAGAAATAAACTGGGTACATCTGTAAGTTTCACCCCACTACCAGACATATTTGATAATTGTAAATGGAATAAGGAAATTCTACTTTCTCAGTTGTTACTGAAAAAAAGGGTACTTGAAACGGAGCCAAACACCAAGGGAATAAAAATTAAGTTTATTTGGGATGGCAAGGAAATTCCAGTCGATACATCTATTTTTAAACAACTCTCGTACAAAACTAAAATAGGCGAACTTTTAATTTGGGAAAAAACGGAGGGATCCGGTTCTTTTTCATTCGTCAATTCTGCAATGTGTACTGGTATACACCAGAAAATAGTAATGGATCAGATTAATGGAGTACTGGATGACTCACTTGCCCACCATTTCTATGATTTTTGTTTGATATTAAACCTTCCTCCGGTCTTGGTTAAGTTTGGAGATCAAAATAAAACTAAATTTGTTACTAGGAGAGAGGATGTCGAATCTATTATATTAGATAGCTTTTCTGGATCTCTAAAAAGGTTCTTCACAACCCCCCTTTTCAAAAAGATTAAAAAAGAGGTTGAAGCTAGAAAGAGGGATGCCAATCTTAAGAAGATAAGGAAAGAGAAAAAGAATGTTAGAATTAAGTTTTCACACAAGTACTTTCCACCTACGTCAAGGAACGCAGAAAATTTATTCATAGTGGAAGGTCTAAGTGCCATGGGATCTATTTTACAGAAAAGAAATCCATCTAGAGATGGCGTATATGCACTCAAGGGTAAGATAAAGAATGCCAGAAGCTTATCAGATCTGGCGGACAATAAGGAAATACTAGAGTTAATGCAGATACTTAATTTAGATCCAGAGAGACCGGATTTAGCATGTCCATATGACAATATAGTGATTGCAACAGATCAGGATCCTGATGGAGCCCACATTACTTCTCTTCTAATAAACCTATTCTTTAAGTGGTTCCCATGGATAGTAGAAAACAAAAGACTAAGTTTCCTAGAAACTCCTTTGGTTTCCACCGGGGAGAGGAACAAGTCATATTACTATTCTTTGGATGAATTCAAGTCTAAAAGTCAGGGAAAAAGAATATCGAATGTAAGGTATTTGAAGGGTCTCGGATCACTGTCTCTAGAGGACTGGGATCATGTTATGAAAAATAAGAAGATAACCCAAATAGTAAAGGATAGAAAATCCAATGTAATGCTAGAGATGGCATTTGGTAAATCTTCGGAAGCTAGGAAAGTTTGGTTGTCAACTTTCTCCTGATTCGTTTTTTATAGCAGGAACAATTTCTTAAGTTTACCACATGTCAAGAAAATTTGGATATTGCTGTATAAATTTATCACTCAGCGAAGGGGTGAGTAAAAAAAATAGAGTTACCACTAACAGATCGATGGTTAAGAGAACCTTCCTGGAAAGGGGTATTGGATATGCTTCAGATCTTGCTTTACAGAATGTACTTGATTTAAAGAAGATTATCCAATGGAATTCTGAAAATGACATACTGATGTATAGAATGAGCTCAGATATGTTTCCGTGGTTTTCTGAGTATGAGATATCAGATCTTCCTGATTTCGAAGAGATAAGTAAAGTACTTAAAGAATGCGGAGATCTAGCAATGTCTACAAACCAAAGAATTACTTTCCATCCTTCTCCATACTCGGTATTGGCTTCTCTCAGAGAAGATGTAGTAAAGAAATCTTTTAAAGAACTTAGGCAGCATTCAGAAATAATGGATCTAATGGGTCTTCCAGCAAACCATTATTACCCTATCAATATCCACGTGAATACAACACAGCCCTCCAAAGAGGAAGCTGCAGCCAGGTTTTGTGAAAATTTTCTTGAGCTAAACGAATCTACCAAAAAAAGACTGGTTGTTGAGATAGATGATAAAAAGTCCCAATATACTTCGGTAGATTTAAAGTCTATGGTTTATGATGTTGTTGGTGTTCCAATAACATTTGATTATCTACACAATCTTTGCAACCCACCGGAGGGATTAACAGAAAAGGAATCTTTGAAGATATGCTTGGATACTTGGCCTTCTGGAATAACTCCCTTGACTCACTTTTCAGAATCTCGTTCTCTCTTCGAAGATGGCAGTGCAAAAGATCTTGCACATTCCGATTGGATACACCAGAGGATCGAAACATATGGATTTGACTTTGATATAGAATTGGAGGTAAAAATGAAGGATAAAGCCCTTTTGGATTATCACCATAATATTGAACAAATTCTATGTCTAGGGAGCTAACGAAAGATGATTTGAAACAATTTGCCGAGTTTGAAAAAACAATACTCGACCTGAAAGATTCGAATGTTAAGTACCGAAGGGACGATGAGATGGAGGCTGAAATTAAAAAAGAGGTTCTTTTTTCTCACTTCGGAGAAGAGAAAGTGAAGATCGTAATGGAAAAACTTAATATCGATTTTCTGGATTTAACCGATCAAAAGATTTATGTAGAGATATATAGATTTCTAGACTCTTGATAAAAATATGAATATAAGTCCCGGAAACTATCACTTCTCTGATTGGGGTTCGTCATTTAACGATCACCCACAATATGATATTCTGAAATGTCATGTTGAAAGAGCGGTACAGGATCTTTTTCTAAATGCTCTTAGATTGCAATCCGAAGACTTCGTCTATATTTTCGACAATGAGGAAAAAATAGACGATTTTTGTTTTAGAATGGTTTCTTATTGGGAGAGAGAAGAAAAATACGAAATCTGTGGTGAGATTGTTTCTCTAAAGTCTGATCTTAAATTAAAGTGGAATGAAATTCCAGAGTCTGATAGAGGGAAAGAAATAGTAATTCGAGAATGGCTTAAATCCTCTTTCTAAAGGATAATACATGAAGCCAGACTATTATAAAATATTGGGCGTTAGCAGAGATGCATCACCAGAGGAGATCAAAAAATCTTATCGGAAACTAGCTCTAAAATACCATCCAGATAAGTCTGGTGGTAATGCGGAATACGAAACTAAATTCAAGGAGATTGCAGAAGCCTATGAAATATTAGGTAATCCAGATAAGAAATCCAAATATGATTCACCGGATCCCTTTAGTGGATTTGGATTTAATCAGGGATTTAACCCCTTTGGTGGTGGTGGGTTTCATGGGTCCGGATTCCATGAAAGGGAGGTCATTAAAAAGGGCAATAACATTAATGCAAAGGTTGAGATAACTCTTGAGGAAGTCATTAATGGAACCACAAAGAATGCTAATTTATACAGGAAGATGCAATGTTCTGACTGTAAAGGAACAGGTGCACATAATGGAGATCTTGACACCTGTCACGTCTGTGCTGGTATGGGAGTAAAGAGAAGGGTAGTTAACACAAATTTTGGTCAGATGGCAATGGACGAGACCTGCTATGCCTGTGAGGGTGTTGGTAAATTGCCAAAGTCCCAATGTAACCCCTGTCAGGGATCTGGTGTAATTAGAAAACCAGACCAGATTGAAATAAAAATACCAAAGGGATCTGTTACCGGAATTACTTTTAGGGTTCCACAGAAAGGAGATCATGCTAAAGCACCTTCGGATCCAGGAGATCTAGTTGTGAATGTCTATGACAAGAAGCATGACTTCTATAGGAGGGATGGATTTAACCTAATTTGTGATGTAGATCTAACCTTCCCTGAGGCATGTCTGGGAAAAGAAATAACCATACCCAATTTAGCTTCCGGAGGAGAGTATAAGATAACTATACCCGGGGGTACAACACCAGGTAAGATCTTCAGATTAGCCGGAAAGGGAATCCCAGAATTCAATTCTAATTATCGTGGTGATATATTGGTTAAGATGGGAATTAAAGTACCTAAAAACCTGACCCCAGATCAAAGAAAATTTATAGAATCTTACCAAGAAAAATTTTAAAAACACATGAAAGATTTATTTTATCTAATTATAGGATGGTCGATTACCTCGATCCTCGTCAACGGTAGTATTTTTGATCCGTTAAGAATTTATTTGCTCGTAAAAAAACCAATCTTGCACAAACTTTTTTCTTGTATGCAGTGTAGCGGATTTTGGGTTGGTGTTGTGATAGGTTTGTTGTCAGTGAGTGGCTTAATTTATCATCCTCTAGATTCCTTATTCGATATAGAAAACATTTGGATTAGTCCAGCAATTACTGTGATTGGTTATGGATTTTTAAACAGTGGAATTAGCGTTCTGATTAACTCACTCGTGGTATTTTTCTTTTCATTTGATAGGAATTCTTAGTGATTCTAGATAAATAGAATAAACCATCGTAATGGGTAAGAATCTAAAAAGTTTTGATGAATTTAATAATGATGTTAACGAATCATTAGCTGCTGGATTAGTTTCTAAAGCTTTACAACAGGCAGCTGCTGTAAGATCGCAGATTTCAGCAACACAGACAAGCTCTCCAGATTACTCGACAACTCCTACATCAAGTTCTGATCTATTTGATGTTAAAAATATGACAGGTCTCGATTTACTCCTTGCAACTAAAGTAGGTAAGTCGTTGGAGGATTATTTATTAGCATCAACCGGTGAAATGAAACCTTCTGATTCTCCCGAACCCGCGGAAGAAATAATTTCCAGGATCAGATCTAATAGGAAGCTAAGGAATGAGGTTGACAGTAATGTGGAGGAGATAAGGTCCATTGAAGGGAATAAAAAAGCTGTTATTGAACCAGACGCTTCACTCCTTCCATCTAGTAAACCCTATTCTTTCAAGAACAAGGATAATATAACCTGGGATTCTTTAAAAAAAGCATTAACTGATGTTAACCAATGGAGAAAGATCGACAAAAGTAAATACACACTTGTTGCATTGAGAAATTATCTAAGGGTTAAAAAGAATTCTTCAAACCACTTTGTTGATTTGATTATTCTCATGTCTCCAGAAAAGGACAAAAAAGTTTGGCCTTACCCTGCAACTACAGTTCCTGGACCCATGTTTATGGTTCAGCCATTTAGAAATTGGTATCTTTCAACAGGACTAAAGCAAACTATAAATCCGAAAGGGGTGGCAATAGTTCAACCTGGTGTTTACGACTACAAGATTGGTACCCATAATGGATATACCGCATTTGTACAGGATGGAAACGTAGAGGTAGATAGATACCAACCAGTGGAAGTTCCAAATAGAGCAAAGTTTAACACATTCTCACCTGGAAATACGCAAAGAGGACGTTTTGGTATAAATGTACACAGATCTAGTTCGAGAGGAACCTCTTTAAACGTAAACACCTGGTCTGCAGGATGTCTGGTCTTTGCTAACGGGAATGACTTTAAAAATGTAGTAAATAAGGTCAAAAATTCCGGACAGAGACAAATAAAAGTTGCTCTCCTTCAGATGGATGATATAGGAAGTTCTTTCTCCTAAATAGAAACAAACCTCACCTTATTTTATAGAACTAGAGTCTAAAAAAATAAACATTGGTGTCGAATACATTAACCATTACAGATCAGATAAACCAAAAATATAGGGATTATGCCCTATATGTTTTGCAATCTAGAGGGATTCCAAATTTTTACGATTCACTCACTCCAGTACAGAGAATAATTATAGAAAACAGTCCAAATTCTTTTAACAAGACTATAGGTCTTGTTGGAGAAGTTATCAGAACAGGTCTATATCACCACGGGGATTCTTCTCTTTCCGGTGCTATTTCAAAATTAGCTAGACCTTTTGGATGTTCTTTTGAAATACTTGAGGGTGATGGATTTTTCGGATCCCCAGTTAACCCCAATCCATCAGCTCCCAGATACACAGCAGTTAAGATCAACAAGAGTGTCAAAGAAATTGTAGAGAAGCATAGGGATCTTAACGAAAAAAACGAGGAGGGTGGATATGACTGGCTACATCTTGAAATTCCTGTGGGTCTTCTGACACACATTGTTGGTATTGCTGTTGGGTACAGGAGTAACATACTTCCTAGAAAAATGGAAGATATCGTGGAATATCTAGAGGGTAAGAACAAACTTCTCAAGCCTTATTTTAAGGATTTCAATGGCAAGATCTATAAACTGGATTCTGAAGATTCCTGGCTTATAGAGAGTGGATTTGAAGTTAATGAGAAAAAGAAGCTGATTAGAATATTTGATTTACCTCCTATTATGAGATATGATTCTTTTATGAAGAAGCTGATATCTAAGCTGGAGTATAACGAGTATGATTATTACATGCAGAATAACTCCCAGAGTAAATGTGACGTGAGTGTTTCCCTCAAAAAGCTGACACCCAAAGATTTTAAGGATGCTGTTGATCTAATAAAAAAACAAACTCAGATAGCTGTAAGGGAGAATATAGTTTTCATTAAAGATGGATCAGTTGCTCAGTTCGATTCTGTCAAGTCTTATCTAGATTCTTTTAGAATTCATTTAGAAAATGTTAGACTTAAAAGACTTATGAAAGACGAGGTTGATCTAACTCTGGATCTAGAATTTCTTGAAGCAAAGCTTAAATTCCTGATATTCATGAGCCAGAAAAAAAGACAGAATAATGAAATCCTTGAATTCCTTTCTAAATACGCTAAATGGATATCACAGAAACTTTCTTCCATACAGATTGTAAAGCTTTCTTCGGACCACATAAAGGAAACAGAGGATCTGATTAAGGAAATCAAGAATAGAATACGAGGGGTTAAGAAAGAAATTACAAAACAACGTGCAGTTGTTAAAAAGGTAACAGCACAGATTAAGAAGACAAAATCAGCTTCCCTTATACCAAAATCTATAGTACCAAAGGAAATCTCTGTCGACCCAGAGATAGAGGTTTTTGATTTGGTAGAAGATGAAGAAGATGATGAAGGTGATATATAAAGGAAAAATATCATATTAATGGATAATATACATAGCTTTTCCAAGAGATACTATCTTTCACTAAACGAAGATCTTAATGTAAACTGGGACTCGTCCGGTCTTCCTCTTGAAAAAGAAATAGATATAAACGGGGAAAAAATTAAGCCTTATGAGGTTGCAGTAGATGTTGTAGATTCGTGGCTCGAAAGCGTAAAGGAAGCTTTTGCAAAGAATATTGAAAAATCACAAGATGGAGCAATTTTTAAAGCTGCTTTCAATAGGATTGCAAAGAAGACTTTCCCTTCTCTTATTGGTTATCTAATCCCACAAATAAGTTTTGGTGACAAAAATGTAATAGAAAATAAGAAAGCAACTCCTGAGTCATTCTGGAGTGAAGCTTGGCCAAAAGTTTGGGATGAATTCAGTGCTATAGAAAGAGGATTAATCCAGAAATTTACGGTACTTAACAAAGATACACAATACAAGGATGTTATGAAGGGTCTTGGTGAAGCACTTTCTGACAATAGCTCATATTCTTTTTACAAGGAAGAAATCGGGAATCAGGTAAAGCTTTTCTATGATATGATAGGAAAGACGTTTTCAGAAATGTTTGACAATAAACCAGTTTCTCTAAGCAACGATCTTATAATAGATCTTGAAAAAGATCTTAATGACAATATACAGGGTTCAAAAATAGATTTTGAAATTGGTAAGAAAGAAGATGTCAAGGGTGAAATTAGCGATATACCTGTTAATGATTTACCTCCATCTTCTAGAAAAACATTTGGGTCTATAGTTAAGGACATAGAGAATTTTGCTTCGAAAGCTTTCAATGCAGATGCGGCTAAGGGAAACAACGAAGTAAAAAATAATGGAGATAAACCAGAAAAATCATCAACAACTAGTATGCCTTCACCAGAAGTTCAAAGTGTTAGAAAATGGGCGGAGAAGCTAGACCCGGTAACTAAAAGAGTAGTTATAGATACCATTAGGTCTACAGGCATGTCTTAATTAAGCAGAAATAATATTTTATAAATCCCGGCTATCGTCGGGATTTTTTGTGTTTAGACGAAATTAATTTAGATATCGATTATAGAAGATTAAAGTTAAATCGAAGTAAATGAAAATTAGGGTAACAAGCACAAGCAATCTTATTTCTTTTCTGAAAAAGCTAAAGGTAGTTGATAAGAGCGTTTTATTGGAACTAAGTTCCGAAAAATTATTTTGTAAGGTACACACCCCAGATAAATCTGTAATGAAATACACATCAGTAGACATTAATCAGGTTTTTGAGGACATACCAGAATTTGATGATCTTGGATGTGACCGAGTAAAGATCGGTCTAATCGATGTAACAAGACTGATGGATTGTTTTAAGCATTTTAGGCCGGAGGAGGATATTCATTTGGACCTAAATATTTCCGAAATTGACGGGGAGTGCTTAGCTTCTGAAATGAATGTGGTATCTCCATCACTTAAGATCCGAATTAGATGCGCGGATCTTTCTCTACTTTCTTATGTTGAGGATAACATATTGGAAATGGTTCATTCTAAAGAAGATTCACTTTCCAAATTCAACATCTATAATTCAGACTTCTCATCCGTTATGTCATTATGTGGTCTTGAAACAAACTCTGAAGAATTGCTTGTATATAAGGTAAACAAGGAGCAGGTTAAAATCAATGGTGATTCGTTTGACTATAAATTGAATATAGGCCCATCAGAAATTACTGTAGGTGATCCATTGGAAGCTTCTATCTATAAATCACATCTTAACTACGTTGATGCAGAGTCCTCTGAGTGCTACGTTCATGAAAACCGAATAGTATTCTTTTCTTCTCAGACGGAGACTTCAACAGCAGTAGGAATCATAGAAAAATAAATAATGTCCGAAGTACAAGCACTTAAGGAAAAAATAGAAAGGCTCACCTCTCTTAAAAATGAGCTTAAAAACGAAGAGCAAGCTATTAAGCTTACTATGAATTCCATCTATGGAGCAATTGGTAACAGCTGGTTTGTTTGCTTTAATCCAGAAGTTGCTGAAGCTGTAACCCTTCAAGGACAGGATCTCATAAAGCATTCTGAAAAGATTCTCCATAAATACTTCCACGACTTCTGGCACAAGGATAAGGAACTTCATGATAAGTTGGGGCTTACTAACGTTAAGAAGATCCACAAGCCTATGGTTGTTTATGGAGATACTGATTCTAACTATGTAACCTTCCAGGAGGTTGTAGCTTCTTGTGAGGGGTGGGAAGGAAGCGATAAAGATCTGATTCTTGCAATAAATGAAAATAGGCTGGTTGGATATCTGAAGAAGTGCTTTGACATATATGCTGAAAAATGGGGTACTGATAA